AATCAAATGATGATTGCTTAAATATGTTAGGTGATTATCCTGAAATAGCAGTTTATCGTAAGGAAAATAACATTGAAACTATTAGAGAAAATGGATTAGTATATGTTTATGTGAATACTTTATTACCTGAACATAGAGCCTTACTGGAACAATATAACGCACAAATAAACGAGAAATAATGATAAATTTAAAATACCCTTATTTTAGTATAAAGTCAATTGTAACAGGAGATGTTGAAAATCCTGATACAGGACACTATTCTATCTTTATCAATAGCGCTGATAATAAATTAACTCTTAAAGATAGTTCAGGTAATTTAACACCTTTAATTGATAGTGCATCAGCTATTTTCAACAAAACATTTACTCTTGAAGCACCAACTGCAACAGAAGATATGACAATATTTAGGACTGATGTTGCAATAACAGTTCAAGAGGTGATTGCTGTAAGTGTAGGTACTACACCAAGTACAACTTACCAATTAAAACATAGTACAGATAGAAATGCTGCTGGTAATGCTTTAACTACTTCTGCGGCAACTACAAGTACTACTACTGGTAACGTAGCAACACTTAGTGATGCAACAATACCAGCAAATAGTTGGGTATGGTTTGAAACAACTGCGGCATCTGGAACAAATGTTAGAATAACAATAGATATAAGATATACAATAGACTAATGGAATACTGTATTTTAAATGAAATAAAGTTAGTTAATGGAAATGTTAATTTTACTCCATTGGGTTATTTAATTAATATGGAGGACTGTGCTTTAATCAATAGCAACTATGAATCAACGTATGGAAATTGGATTGATAACAATAGGTCAGATTTACAGAGTGGGGCAATTAACATTTCCGTATTCTTTGATACCACTCCTGCAGTTTATGAGGCACATCAAATTACCACATCTGTGGAGGGAATGGGATTAAATGAAATAACTGATATAAACCCATACATATAATGGCATTAGTAGAAGGAAATAGAACGACAGATGTAAGAGTACCAGCAGGTAGTAGTTATTCATTTAGCCATAACCAAAATACTGGTTCTGATGGATGTTTAGTTATAATAGTATCTGCACCTGCAGTATCAACAAGTAGTGTTACTTATGGTGGAGTTAGTATGACTAATAAAAGAAATCAATCTACACCATATTCTACTAACTGGACAGTTTGGGAATTAAAGAACCCACCAACAGGTGTTAATACAGTTGCTGTTACTTTAAGTGGTGGAAGTTGGAATAGTACTTCAACAGTTTGTTACTCATTTACTGGATCAAATGGAGTTGGGGTAACTGCTTATAATGGTACACAAGCTAATCCATCAACTACAAGCCTTACAATATTAGCAAATAGTATGATATTAGGTTCATGTATTGGAGGTAACAGTACTGCTGCTTATATTGAGATACCACAAGGTACAAGTAGACCTGTTGACTGGAACCATAATATTAATAACTTTACATGGGGTGGTATAAGTCCATCATTAACATCAGGTAGTAAAACGATAGAGGGTGGCGCCACTGCTACAAGTGTTATAATGAGTATTGAGATTACAGAATTGGCAGTAGCAAGAAGAAGAATAATAATTTGTTAAATATGAAACCCAAATCTAATTTTGAAAGAGTTGCATTTATAGTATTAATGGGTATATTTATGTACCTATTTAATAGTTGCACAATTAATAAAAAAATAGACTATAAAAAACATCCTCACTATCCTTATATAATTGAATAACTATGGAATATAAACCTTACACATCACCTTATAAGAATCAACTATTTGGATATGAATTTAGATTCTTTAGTGAAAAATCAGTTTGGAAAAACTACTTAAAACAAGCAGAGGATTTTAACTTAGGTATATCATTTAGGAATAATCTTGAAATGATATTTAGAAGTAGGTATTGGGAAACTAGAGGGTTTGATGGTAAGACATTTATCAAAGATAGATATGCAGGTAACTTATCTGTATTCTTTCACGATTATCCTTCACGTATGGGGTTTGGTTGTTATGAGAATGATGTTATATTTTTATATATCGAATTGTGTAGCGGTAATAGTGAAGCCTGGGCATTAACGCAATTTCAAGTAGTAAGAATGGCTAGACCATTTTTTAATTTTAGAGATTATATAAAAGGAAAAAGGCAAGAAAAACCTCAATGGATAATTGATTTATACAATGAAGTTAGTGCTAGATTATTTACAGAATTTAATTTGGTTTATTAGTATGAAAAAGTTTGATATTTTTACATTAGAAGAGTTTTTAAAAAACTTTCCTACTATAACACAAAAGTTAACACGTTGCACAATTCATGTAAGTGATAGCCCTGTTAATAGGGGAGATAAAGCAGAACAAATTGAATTGTGGCATAAACAAAGAGGGTTTAAAGAAATTGGTTATCATTTAGTTGTTTTACCTAATGGAAACATACAAATAGGTAGAGATATAAATAAAACAGGAGCGCACGTAAGAGGATTTAATACTGGTAACTTAGGCATTTGTTTAATTGGTGGATTTAAAGGTAAAGATGAAAGAACTGATGAACAGAAAAAAACTTTAGCGTATTTGATAGTAGAATTAATTGATAGAAAAATATTAAGTCAAGAACAGTTTTTTGGGCACACAGATTTAGACAAAGGTAAAACTTGTCCTAACTTTGATGTAAAGAAATTCGTAAAGGAAGAAATTGGCAATTATATATTTTAACTAAATAGTTATGATTAATTGGATAAAAGGTATCTTTGATAAAAACTCTAACGTATCTAGTAAAAGATTTGTTGGAGTAGTATTAGTATTATGGGCATTATTAATTAGTTCATACTATATAATTAAAGTTCAATTTGATGGTGTTGAAAGCAGTACTACTATTTCAATAATTGAATTTAGTATAGTAACTGGTGCAAGTTTATTAGCAGGTGGCACAATTGCAGAAAATATAAAATTAAATAAAGATTAAAGTAGTGTAAATATTAACTAATTTTTTATTTTTGTAAACTTTAATATATATCTATATATAATAATGAAAGAAATAGACGACTTCACAAAATTAATATTAAACGAGTTAGAGCGTAATAGAAATGCAATCGACAAGCTAAAGGCGGATATTGATTTAAAATTTGAGAATTTACGCCGTGACATTGCTAAGGTTCACACTACCGAAAAAGAAATTCAGGATATAAAAGTTTGGCAAAAAGAGGTAACCGAAACATGGTCACCTAGACAAATGAAAGAAGTTAAAGATGAGGTTTACGATCAAAAAAACAAATGGTCTAAAGCAATAGGGTTATTAATTGCTATTGAATTAGTCGTAGGTTTTATAATTTCGTGGATTTTAAAACAAATTTAGTATGAAATCTTTGAGTAATATTGAAGAAATCAAGTCTTTAAGCGACAAAATAAGCTTATTATTTAAGCAAAATGAGTTGCTAAGGTTGGCAATTAATACTAGCCACGAGGGTATTGCTATCCTTAACGAAAATGGCGAGTATATTTATCTCAATGAAGCTCATGCAGAAATGTTTGGTTATACGGTTGAAGAATTGACAGGTAAAAAATGGGAGATATTATACAAGCCTAATGATGTTGAATATTTTAAAACGATAGTTTTTCCTATTATATTTGCTAATGGCAAATGGAACGGAAAATATATTGGTTACGCAAAAAATGGTGATGAAGTAAAAGAAGAAGTTTATTTAACTTTGTTGCCGAATAATTACTTAGTTTGCACATGCAGAAATATATGAGAAATAATATTATAATTATAGGTTTAATGGTAGTTTTATTTTTAATTACTTTTAAAAAATGTGGAGTAAAAGTAACTGAAACTAAGACTGAATACATACAAGGTAAAACTGATACTGTATATGTAACTAAAACAGTTTATGCACCTAGTATTCCTGCAACAATTGTTAGAGTGGTTAGGGATACGATAATCGACAGTATCCTAATTGTGCAAGCTAACGAATATTTAACTGAATATAAGGATACGTTAATTGATATGGAAATTAAACAAATTGTGAATGGTACATTACTAAATACAGATATAAAATACACAGCGAATATTCCTTCATACCACAGAGTTGATACGGTTAAAATAACTAATGTAATACAACCAAGAGGAATTTACATCGGTACACAATTTGGATACCAAAACATCACCCCAAAAGCTTCTTATTTATGGGATAGATACCAGGCGGAAGTAGGATTTAATATTTATAATAGAACCCCAACAGTAGGTTTATCCGTTAAATTTTAGTTTATCATAACGCTCAAATACCTTTTCCCATTTAGGTATCTTCCTTAACTTTTCTCTATCACTTGTTTCCCAAAGCATATGCTCTTCAATTGTTTTAAGCATTATATTATCTTTATTTAATCTATGTTCAGGAAAAGCACCTTTAGATAGTAAATGTGAAAAATAAGCAACATTAAAGCTACCTAGTGGCTCACCTGATACTTCTGAATAGTGAGGTCTTTCTTTCCATATCTCAATAAACATATCTAATTCTTTTCCCATTTGATAATGTAGTTTAAGGTTATAGCTTTTTTAAAGTGTGTAACCTTCTCGCTTGAAACTAAACGCTTACAAATCATAGCTTCGGATAGGTTATGTTTACCTGCACACACAATTTGGATATATTTCTTGCGTATATCACAAGGTAAACTACGTATCTTTTCTTGTTTAATTAATAAATACTCTGGAAGAGTAACGCTAACTGTTTCGATGTCTTTTCTTTCTATTATCATGACTATTTATTTTTTATCTCTTCAATTATTAATTCCTCTATTGAGTGTAAGGTTTTGCTTTCTAAGGTTATTTCCATTCCTAAGTGTGTAACCTCCTCAATTTTAACTGTAACATCCATCCATTTCTCTCTAGGTGTAGTAACTCCATCACCTGTTTCATACTCATCAATTTCATAAGTAAATTCAACTTCTAATTCAATTTCACCAGGAAAAACTAAATGCGAATGTTTATCAATTAGTTTTACGTTAGCAATACATCCTTCTACGGATACTTCTATTTCTCTATTGGTTTTTGCTAGTGCATTCGATAAGAATTGTGCAAACTTCAAAATAGGCGTGTACTTAATCTTCTTCATTGTTCCGTTTTTATTCTGTAAAAATTTATATGGAGTAAAAGATTTTTTAAAAAAACTAGGTATCTTAACTAAATTCACAAAGATTTTATGTTTCTCGTAAACCCATTTTAGATTAATCATAACTTCTCTAGTCATATTTTTAAAATCAAATTCAGGTTTAATCTCTATGTAGCTTACATATTCTTTATCACAATATAATGGTGTTTGGGATTTTTGTTTTGCTTCAAATTGTGTAGCGAATATACCTATTGCTTTAGTATCCCAAAGTATTTCAAAATCGTATGTATATTCGTGAGGGTGCAACACAAATTGTGTAGCTAACTTACCTTTTACATTAACGATTCTTTCTACTTTATCCGATAACAATATTGGTTTAGGCTCATAAACATATTCAACAATAAACCCATGCTTGCACAATTCATCTAACCACAACGCAAAAAACTCCTCTTCCTTTGATTTATATTTATACTCCATAAGTAGTTAAGTAATCATACAGCTTACCTGCATCAGTTAATAATATTTTATTTTCAACTCCATTATCTATATGTGTAATAGATAAGTCTGTACGTTTACCAAAATCTAAATCGTACATATAGTATTCAATTGTGCAGTGTACTTTACCATCTTTATCAATGTAAGGAGGAAATACTTGCTGTAATGTTCTAACTACAATATCAACAAATTCACCACCGATAAAATCTATATTACCACCTAATTGTGTAGATAATACATTGGTTTTGTTTTGGTATTGTCTATAATGCTTTTCAATACTGTTCATTATAGAAACAAATTCTTCCTTTTCCATTATAAATGTTTAAAAGTGTTTAAAATATCTTGGTATGATCCTTTATTGATTAATTCATTAAATGATTTAAACTTAATACTCATTTCCGAAGCAATCAAAGCACCTATAAGTACATTCTCATCAAACTTCTTTACAGATTTAAGCCACGTAATAATCTTTTCTCTCTCTGCTTTAGGTCTGATACTATTATTTCCTAATTCAGCAAATACTGGTATGTTACTTTCATCAAACTTAACTTGTTTAGGTTTTACTACATCAGTAATACCTAATTGTTTCTTTTGTAAAGTTTGCTCAATTAAGTTTTGTGCAACTTCTTTACGCTTTTCAATGTTCACATCCTTTAATTGCTCTTTTGCAGTTTCTATTTCTTCTTTAGAGGCAATATCAGTAGTTTCTTCATCTTTGATACCTGCAAATGATAAAGCTCTACCCACAGCAGAAGTTTCAGCATTTTCGATAAAGTGTAGGTAGTTAATATCACCAACTCCTTCTGTTTCCATTGCGTGTGCAGTAAATGATTTACCACCAATTTCAACCGTAGCTTTAACAATAGCGTATAGCTTTTCTTTATTAACGCTATCTAGTTTTTTATCAATCTTAACTATTTCGGTGTTGATATTAACATCATCCCATAATTTTTGTTCTTTTAGTTCAACAATACGTTGTTTAACTTTTTTGTATTTTTGATTAAAATCTTTGTCCATTTTTTAGTTTTTAAAATTACCTATTGAGTTTTTATCTAATATAAACCAAAGCCACCCTTCAAATTCACTTTTAAATGAATCATATATGTATTCATCTTTAGGTTTATTAGTAGTGTATATACCTTCTATAAGGTACATTTTGTTGGTTGTAATAGTCTTTTCGTTATCACCACAATTTGCAGTTATCTTCCAACTACCGTAACCATTCATTCTAACAGTAAAGTATATGTTTACATCATACTCCTTGTTGTCTGGCATTGTTATTTTCATATATCTAATTGTGTATCGTTTACTAATTCTAATTGGTTATCATTAAGCCATGAAACTAATTCAGTAGCGTATTGCCCATCAGATACTTTTGTTATAATAGTTTCCTTACCTATTTTTTCTCTACTCATATCTGTAATGTAAAAATCACCTTCTTCTTTAATGATAGGAAATGTTATTGATAAATCTTTGTATTCATCTTTACGGATTTTTAATTTAGATCCGTAATTAACTATCCTTACCTTGTCGCCTATTTTAAATCTCACTACTTATAATTCTTAATGTTAACTCCAAAATAAGCTCTACTACCTGGATTATTTCTATGTACTACCCTACCTTTATCACCAAAAGTAAGTTCCTCATAATCTTTCATAATATAAAGCAAGTGATTTTTAATTAATTGTTTTTTAGTTGATAATTCCTTTTCTTCTTCAAGAATATCTTTATAAGCAACAGCAATTTGGAAATCATCATCAGTACCAACTAATTCTTTAGCAATACTACCTTCCTTATATTTTTCTTTCCAAAAATCCTCGTAACCTTTATTTTGTTCAGGTTCAGGTTCTAAGTTATCTAATTGCTCTCTTAATTGTTGTTTTTTATCATTATCAAAAGTTATTTCTAACTCATTGTAAATAGGTCTAGCTTCAACAACTAAATCCCAAAACTCCTTAGTTTCTTTCAATACCATTTCCTTTACACTATCAACCATTTTAATAGGGTAAACTTGAAAATCAGTACCACCTTTTAGTGCAGCAATCTCACAGTAATCACATTCCCAGATAATCATTTGTTGGTGAGTTTGGAATATGTATCTAACAGGCAATCCTGTTTCGTACTTTTCAGCAGCAGCTAAAGAGATAGTTTTAATCTCTAAAGGATACGAAAAATTCACAACCTCACCACTAAATGGATTTACTTGCCCTTCTGGTACAAGAAAGTCAAAAGATGCAGAAAGATAAGGATACTTAATATTAATAGCATAACAGTTTAAATCTTGAAATTCACGAATAACATTTGCGTTGTATCTATTATCGATATACCCTTCTTCCGAGCCATCATAATACTTCCAAGCATTAGCAACATTACGTTCTAATTCTAACCCCCAAAAGGTAAATTTAGATTTTATTTCAGGAAATTTAGCACCTACTTTACTCCAAAACAATTTAGCTCTTACTCCATACTCATCATAACCACCTTCACAAGCAGTTGCAGTTTCAGAAGCACCTAAAGTGTTTTTTCTAAATTCATACCAGTCTATGTTCTTTGTGCCATCAGGATTAAACTGATTAATAAAAAAGCCATATACTCCTTCCTTTAGTTTTTTGCAGTATTTAGCATATTGTGTAAGGTGCGCCAATTCTTTTGGAAAATCTTTCATTGTTTATTTTTTTTACTAAATTAAGGTTACTATTTTAAATTGTGCAAGGTTTTTAATTGATTGTTTCTATCAATAATAAAGCGTTAATAGATTTAGTCTATATATGCTTAAATAGTTTATCAATTATTTGGTGTCGTTCTTTATTTTCAACGTTGCACAATTTTCTAATTAGCTCAACTGTATGTATAGAAGCAGTTAAATGGTAATCGTTTTCGGTTAGGTTGTCGTGGTCTAATTGTGTAAGCTCCGAACCAAAAACTTTAGTATCTTCACCATTGGTATAAATATACGCTATATCCATTACTTATCCTTTACAAAAGTACCATTAACCATTTTACCTGTACGCTCCTTAATTACGTTGTATGCGATGTTTACACAATTATTAATATCAACCCCCTTTAACTTACAAAGAAGCGTTAATACCACTACACAATCACCCACAGCATCTTTAAATTCTTTTTCGTTATCGGTTACTATGGCTTCGTGTAATTCTAATACTTCTTCCATTAATTTTTCAAATTGTGTACGCACCGTAGCTTTATCTAAAATGCCACGTTCTTTACCCCATGCTACTATAAGGTCAAATAATAAGTCTGTATTCATTATCTAAAAGGATTTGCTTTAATTTCACTTGGATTAATTTTCTTTACTTCTCTGTACTGGTTTCTGTACTTTTCATATATATTCATGCGTGTAATATATTCAGGAGTACAAAATCTGTAATCACATTCGGAATGAAATGGATCATCTTTTAATGCTTTAAACACTTTTATATCATCCTCCGAAGTGTAACCTGCTTTTCTTAATGATTTAAACTGCCTTTGTGCCTTTTGGTCTGCATACTTAAAGTTACGTTCCAATATTGAATTAAAATCATCAACAAATATGCGATAATCTTGTTCCTTGTTTGTACTATGGATTAAATCCCATATCAAATCAAAGTGTGTTTGTTTAGCATCTTTAAAGCTATCCAAATAAATCTGGTTAATCTTTGCCTTTTCCATTTTCTTTTATTACTATTTCTTTAGTTATTAATTGTTCTGTGATTTCCAATTGTGTATGCACCAAATCAATTGTATTTATAAAGCTTTGTAAACAATGTTTTCTTGCTAATTTCCCATCATTATCAAAAAATACTTGTTCAAATACATAGGTTAAATAGCTTTCACCTTTATAAAACAATCTTACGTGCGTTGATAGTTCAAATGAATTGTCTGTTTCAACTATCTTTAGGTCAGGATATATTTCCATAGTATAATGCCCCCGAAGGGGCAGTATTAATTAAAATGGTAAATCATCATCACCTTCTTCTTCACTAGCCTCATAAACATTAGGCTTTACAACTTCCGCAGGTACACTATCTTTAACAGTCATTATACTTGCTTTAGGTTGTTGCACAATTTTAGATATGACACCAGGTAAAATTTGCGTTAATAAGTAGTTATCCAACTCCTTATACACTCTGATAATATCATCACCTACTTTATGTTCAGTAACATACTTAGCAGATAACTCTTTCATATCTAAACCCCATTGTAGTTTATCACTACTATTATTGGCTTTAGTTACTAGGATGGGAAAACCATTATCTCCCATTTTAGTCCAGAATGATAAATGGTTTAAGCTTTCTGCTGAATGTAAGCAAGAAATTAATTGCCTTGAAATATTACTCATACCCATATTCAAGAAATATCTTTCTGCTGCAATATCATCACGCAGGATAATTTCTAACACAGGTTTTTTCTTACCTTCATGCTCAATTTCTTTAACTTTGATAGTTTCTAGCAAGCCTTCAAAAGTTTGTTGCTTATCAACAACTTCGTACTTGTCGCCCTTTTTTTGTTTAAATTCAAAGAAACATTCTTTGCTTCCTTTTTTCAATCCTACCAACTTTACATAAAAGTTAGTGTAGTTGTCTTGCTGATTTCCTCTAGCCATTGTTTGATTTGATTTAGTTATTACTTGATTTATTTATTTTTAGAAAGGAGCTGTTATATCAGTCCATTTAGATAATCTACTTTTAGGCTTTTCTTCAATTTCTTCTTTAATTTCCATTTGCTCCCCAAAGATAAACCTTTTTTTGAATATACCCAATAAAGGATTTCTATTTTGTTCATCAAAAAAACCTATAAAACCTCCATAGTTAGTTAATCTTAATTTAAAAGCATTACCATCTATCATTGGTTTACCACCAGTAAAGGTTTCTTTTACTTTATGCACATCAAAAAACGTTACGTTATTTTCAGTTTGGTGTTTAGTATAACGGTGTAATACTACAAAGTTATCAGCTTTAGCTACCCATTTACCACCACCTTCTGCTTGTGAAGAAATAGGAGGTTTTCTTAATCCTTTAAAATCTCCTGATGCCTCTACTGTTCTTAACGCATCTGTTACTGGGTGCATATTTAACCATATACTGCAATTTATGTTTTTGCTCCATTGTTTGAATTGTGTAGCCACGTGGTGATGATATTCGTGTAACCCCATGCGCCTATCTAATCCTTCCCAATTGTATGATAAAGTGTTGTATGGATCTATCATCAATACCTGATATTCGCCCTTTAGTAAAAACGATTCAGCAACTTGTAGTATTTGGTTATACGCTAATAACTTTTCATTTTCAATTATCACAAAGTTTTTATCGAACCATTCGTAAGAAATCTCTTTTTCCTTTTCAGTAAACAAACTCATTTTTTTACCTACTAAAAATTCCATCATTTGTTTCTGTACTACCCAAGCATCGTTTTCTGTTGAGTAGATTATACATTTCCAATTGTGCAAGATATTAGCAAGTACACACATATACCAAAGTATTGTAGATTTACCTATATTCTCATGTCCTAAAAACACATCAAATTTACCTTGCTTAAACATATAGTATTCATCTAATGATTCATACCCAGTTGATAAACCCATTGCATATTCACCACGTAAAAACTTCTCAATCTGTTCCTTATTTTTATTAGTTTTAGCGACATATTTTTCAGGCTCAAACGTTTCAGATAAAATCTCAAAATCATTTGATAACTTCTTTTTAGGTTTATCACCATATCCCATTTCAAGTAACTTCTTACCTGCTAGTGAAAAATCACCACCACATTCTAGTACCGCAAATACTCCTGATGCAGGATAACCTTTACCAACTTCAAAGGGCGTATTGCTTGAATGAGCTACAAACAGTTTAACATCTTCTTTAATGTTTCCTGATTGTGATTTACCTCCTGGTCGTTTGATGTAGATTTTATTTTTAATACGTTTAGTAATTGTGTAGCCATTACGAGTAAACAAATCAGCCATATCAGAAGCAGTAGTTTGTTCGTTGTAGGCATCCCAAGGCTTTTTACCTTCTTCCCAAACAGGTAAGGAAACTTTTTTCTCAATTATTGTTTCCTCTTCCATTAAGTCCATTGCCTTAGCACAACACATGATAATATCTCTATCCTCTTCTGTAATGGTAGGTATTGTTTCAAAGCTTCCTTGTATAATTGTGTAGCCATCACTAGGGTATGTTGCAACATAACCACCTTCTCCTCTAGTTTCAATTAACGTTGCACGTTTACTATTACAAGTATTTATAGCTTTTTCCTTTTCAACTCCATCAGCTTTTAACTGTAAAAACAAAGCGTTTTTTTCTTCCTTAGTAAAACTTCTTTGTGCAAGTTTTTTATTACCTTCAATTACACCACATTTGTAATAGATATGGTAACCGTTGTTAACAGTCTTAATGATGCACAATTTGGAATAGGTTTCCTCTGATAAATTATCTTTCAACAACTCCGAATACTCTTTCCATAAATCCTGATTTAATTCATACTTACAATCAACATCAATAACCTCTAAATTGTTTGAAGCTTTACCACAAGATACCCCTAAGTATATAAATAGCTTTTCTGTTTCATCATTTAATGGAAACGGATTAGTATGATTAAAATCTGCCCATGAATAGGTATTAATGACACCTCCTTTTTTAAAGTTAGGTTCTTTATTCCTGTTTAGTGGGAAAATTGTGTAGCCTAGTGCTTGTATTTTTTTTATATATTCAATCATTACCAAAGGTATTTATATTCTTCTCTTTTCTGTATGTTGTAAATCTTCTTAAAATTCGGCAAATTGTGTACCCTACAAATATCCGCTTTTTTTTCTTTACGCTTTAACCTTGCGATTATATCCTTAACTATTTCAATATCCTCACTTTCAACTATCTTTTTATCCACGTATTTAAAGCCAAATAGTGCTGTACCATTGTATTGCTCACCTCTACTTTTTTTACTCCTTAAAACCGAAGTAGTACGCTCTGCAATAATATTACGCTCCAACTCACTAAAGCTTGAAAGCATAGTAATAAACCACCTACCTAAAGAACTTGAGGTATCCATACTCATACCTCCCATATCAACAAAGGTCAATGCACAATTATTCTCTGTGAAATGATCCAAAGAATTTAAACAATCTAGAACATTCCTAAACATCCTATCTAGCTTTAATGTAATAATATTTACATCTTTAATACTTTTAAGTTGTTTACCTCCCTCTCTAGTGAATAGTTTACTGCTTCCTGATATGTTTATATCTTTGATAACGCCATCAATTGTGTAGCCATGAAAATTACAGTATGCTACACACTTTTCTTCTTGCATCTCAACCGAATTAGCTTGGTCATCAGTTGAAACTCTTATATACACAATTGCCTTCTTCATATTATTTTAATTGTTCATGTAATAATTGTGCAAGCATCTCACACATTTTTCTTCTTGTTGTTGGTGTCTTAAATACTTTAACGTGTTGATTACCTTGTAATCTTTGTGGTGAAACATAGTGAGGAACATTTAATTGTAACCAAACAAAGTAATCCTCATAAGTTTCACAATCCTTAATTGTTTTCGGTATCTTTGTATCCATACTTTTCTAACTGTGGTAATATCCTTAAATAAAACTTCTCTGTTAATTTTCCTCTGCGTATAACTACATCAACTAATTCACGCCTAATTCCTATTTCCCTAAATAAACCATTCCTGTTTATACCTGGCTGTTCAAGGAACTTAATTAAATCTGGTAATTTTTCGTTTACTTTTTTCATTGTATTTTTTTTCAAAGTTACTTAATTTGTTTCTAAAAATAAAATAATTTTATATATTATTTATCTATTTTATTTTGTTTTTAATAGATTTTATCTAACAATAAGCTTCATGGTCAACAAGCTTCATTTCCTCTTTTAGCATTTCAAATTTGCTAAACCTCCAAGTTGCAAATGCAGGTTCTTGTACTCTATTAATTAATTTAAAGAATTTAGGAAAATTGTGTACCTCTTCTAATAATAGTGCTGGTACTATTCCATCGTTGTCTAGGATTTCTCTAATTGTGTAAACTTCTCCTTTTACAATCCAATTTTCAAAATCGTTTTTAATTTCTTCTAATTTGTCTGGATCAATTCTATCATTGATACAAACTACTTTATCACCTACACGCATTTTAGATAATCATTTAAAAGTTTAGGATTATAGTTAATATTTTCGTATTCTGATTTATAGTGGATAATACTTGAATGATGGCGGTTAATTAGTTTACCTATTTGTTGTAACCTGTATTCGTGTGTCAAGGCGATAATTGTGTAAACTATTCTAGCACGTACAAATTCTTCTGCTCTAGTTCTGCCTTTAACTTCATTTGGGTGTACGTTTAATCTGTTGCACACTTCATTAAATATATCCAACAAAGGCTTTCTAGAGTGCTTATCTTTGTTTAAGTATTTATGTATTTCTTTTTCATAATCAAAATCATAGTTATTTATTAATCCTTTATCGTTAAGGTAAAATAAAAAATCCATTAAATCTTTTTTCTTCATGTCTTATTCTTTTAAATCATTACTTTTTTAACATACCAACTATTAGTTAACCATTTTACCTGATTCACTTCCATATTCCAAAGGTTTAAATCTTCAAACATTTGCATATCCATTAAGTAATCATAAACGCTTTCAATAGTAGGACTAACTAATGCGAGGATATTGTTGTTATCGTAGATTTTGAAATATTGTTCTTTCATTTCACACAAAATTTGTTGTTTAACTGTTTTATCATTCTTTCAAAGTCAAAAGGGTAGCTAGTTTCTTCCATTAATAGGTCAAAACAAGCTTCATCGCTCCAGTCAGGTTTAAAATACTTCACGTAGTCAACCGCTGTAAAGTTGTTTTCTGTGGCGTATTCTAGTGTTAGTGGTTTCATTTTTATAGTATTATGTTATTGTATGTTTCTTGGTAATACTCTTTAGGGGTTAAACCGTTTGAGTGATGAAACATACCTTCTTCAAATGCTTTTTCTATTTGTTCATTTTCTTTTGTCATATAATGCTCACATAATTCTATCGCTTTCTCTATACCGCCTTGCTCCATATATTCATCTCTATGATTAGAGTTTAATTTTTTTATCTCTAACTCTAAGTCTTTTATTAATTCTTGTATTGCTGTTTTCATAACTTTTCTTTTTTCAAATATTTATCTAATTCAACTTTATCAAGTGCTTTTTTTAATCGTTCTTCTGAAATTTTGAAATAGTGTTCATCAAGTTCAACGCCAATATATTGTCTGTTTGATAATAAACTAGCAATACAAGTTGCTCCAATACCCATAAAAGGCTCAAAAATAATATCATTTTCGTTTGATGAATTTTGAATTAAAACTTTCATTAAGTCGATAGGTTTTTCGGTATCGTGAATTGTTTTTCCGTCTTCTCCTTTCATCTTTTTATTAGGGAATTGCAAAACATCAGAAGTACCGCAATCATTTATCTTTTTATGCTCTCCTTTTCTTAGCATAATTACATATTCAAATTGTGACATATAGGTTTGCCCCATTATTTTATTATCCTTTACCCATATAAGATTTTTAATGAAATGAAATTTTTGTTTTTTATCTCCATTAAAATACATGGTATCAATAACTTTTAAGTAATTTGTTATATTCTTATTGTTTGTCATAATATAACAATGTGAATTATCTTTAAGTATATTGTAAAATCTCGGCAACCAATCTTCAATTTCTAAATCATTAGTTTTAAATATTTTACCGTTATTAACTTCTTTCTTTTGAAACATACCCCCACTATTTCCACCATTACCCCTTGCCGTAATTTTATATGGAGGGTCTGTTACAATTAAATCAACTTTATAGTTTTTAGCAATCATCCTGTCCATTATTGCTATTGCGTTGTCATTAAATATTTTGTTCATTTTACTTTATTTTAATTTTTCAAATATTTATCAAGTTCAACTTTATCTAATGCTAAATCTATCTCATCAATCAAAGCATCAACAACTTCATCGCCTAAAGTGTTTCGCATTGATGTTTCAATCCTTGCGTTTACCTTTATAACCGTTTCAATAGTTAGACTTAACCCCTTAACCGCTTCTGCTATTTTCTTATCAACTACTTTTTTGTTAGGTTTTGATAAAGTATCGTATTTGTAACTTTGCTTTAAAGTATGGGTGTTCATAGCTATAATATCAGCCTTGCAACCGCTAAACATAAGTGTTTGAATTGAACATAAAGCACTTAGTTTGGTTATGTTATCTCTTTGCTCTTTAGTTAGTTTCATTTTCTTAGTGTTTTTTTAAATTTAATTATTCCAATCATTAAAATCTTGTTCGCTTATTTCCATTATGTTGGTAATAACGCATTCTTTTATTCCTTGTTTTTCTTTTATATAATCAACTGTTGTTTTAAGATTTAAAAAACATCCGTCTGTTGAAAAATCAGTAAAACCTACAAAGATGTTTGAATTAATTTTACCTGAATAAGAAACTATAAAGTATCTTTTGCTATTTTCTTTGTATGGCTGTTTTAAGTCTTTTATTTCCATCTCTCTAAATATTTTTTAATTAATAATTCTTTATCCTTTGTCTTGTTTTTAAACTCCCAATAATTAGATCCATCTTCCAGCTCCAAAATACAATTTATTTTTTGCCTTAAATATTCGGCATAGTCAAACCTTTGCTTTATTTGTATATTGTTAGATGGTGCAAAGGCTAGGCTTGGAAGTATTAGTAAGTAAATTAATTTCATTATTTATTCTATTTTAATTTTTACCAACCACATTCAGGTTTATCACAAATATATTTACATCTCTTACCTTCTACTGTTTCTTTTGAACAATAGCCATGAAAATTATTTTTATTATTATGCTCTTGTAAAATATTTAATAATTCTTTTAAAGTTAAATCATACGTACCTAACGTTTCATTATCCGATTTAGTAAAAAATATAATCTTCATTCCTTTAGGATAAGCTCCACATTCTATTGTAGCTTTAAGATTATCTTCTGAGACTTTTATCCGATAAGTATCAACTATTCTACTAGGGGCATCGTGTTTTAATATTTGGTTTTCTATCATTAAAGATTTAACTTGTTTATTTCTGCGTTCTAGCAATACTATTAATGGAGTTATTATTGCTAAAAATATAAATATATCTATCATAATTATTCAAATAAATAGTTTTTAATGCCTTATATAATTTAAAAAACTCTTCAATGTCCCCAAGTTGACCTATCGCAGTTAGTCATTTCTGCTGTCGCTACATATTTAATTTATGATAGTCTAACTTCAAAGCTAACACTCTTGGTTGTGTTGTGAAATATCTGGTGGTTTAATTGTATGTTTTCCACTGGTTCACTTGCTTCTCCATTAGCATTGAAGAGTTTATATTTTAATTAATATAAAATAATGTTTGTTTATAGGTTAATCAATTACCAGGAATTAACTTATGCTAAGCTTCCTGAACTTTCTCTTAGCTACATTATTTTAATTACTTTAATATTTTTTTAAACTCATTTACGTTTAAAGTAAAGTTATAATTTCCATAATCTAAATACACTTTACATTTTAAAACTTCTTTATTTGTAGATTTTAATAGTTTTGTTAAAACTCTATTATCATAACAAACATTATCAAATGTCATTAACTTTACAGTTTCTTCATTTTCTATTTTTAATTCTACAAATACATTTTCTTCAAATTGTGCTTCATACTCACCATGTTCATAAAACGTAAAAGCTAATAAACTATCTGCTGGACTATACGCAATTTTTACTTTTAATTCATAATCTGTATCAGTTCTATATATTCCATCTTCAATTGCTAAATATCCAAATTGTGTAGAGTCTATTGTACCAAATTCATTACTGAAATAAGCTTTTTTAAAGTAAGGATCTACTACTACAGTTTCTTCTGTTACAGTTGTTGTTGAACAAGATAATAATACTAATGATGATAATGAGATAAATAATTTTTTCATTTTAATTAAATTTAAGGTTATTGATTTTTATTTGATTTACGCATTTTTATCAGGTAATAAAGCAGGAGGATTAAATCCTTCAAAATCTATTTGTTCTGCCCAATCCAAATTGTGTACTGGCATCCTCACTTCATATACTCTATCCGTATTGTGCATCTTACACAATATAATTTCAAAGTTTCCTGCGTGTAGCGATAATGTTAATAATTGTTTAGGGTTATTTACAAATAAAGCTACATATTCCTTTGGTGAGTAAAGTAGATTAACGCTTTTTTCAATTGTGCAATCAAATCCGTAACTCATTAATTGAATGTACTTTTTGTAAACTTCTGTTTCCTGGATTTTTTTCTTCATGATTATATTAAATTAAGTTGGTTACACAATTTAAAATCGAATAATACATCCCCAATATACCATCATAATATTCCTGGTTCTGTTCTATTTCGATTATATCAGTAGCATTATTACCTGATAACAATCTACTATCTAAAAAAGTCTTGTAAACGTTGCCTTCGTACTTCTTACCTGTTTTTAAACAATAAGCAAATGTATAATCTTGAAGTAGGAAATATCTATCCTTTACCTTAAATACATTTTGTAATATGTTTAACTTTTTACTTATCATTGCCTAACTTTTTTTCAAAGATATATACTTTTTATTATTTATTCCAAATTTCAAATAATTTTTTATCTATATTGTGCAGCGTTTTTATAGATTTTGTTTATATTGTTGGTTTAATTCTGATATGTATTGTTTGAATTGTGGGTAATACTTCTTTATTGTTTTTATATTCATACTCGATACTTTTTGTAATGATACTTGTGATATTTTACCTTCTTTTTTAAAATCCCAATTTTCTATAAATGAGTAAATTTTCTGTTTACTGTTATCAACTCTTTTTTTATTTACTTCTGATGCTACTATTTCTAACTTATCTTTCATACTATATCCTGAATCGGAGTTAAATAAAAATTTACGCTTTCTTTTTGAGTATATAGGTTTCAATAATCCGTTATTTTTGTACTCAAAAACAGATTTTACTGCATTAAATATTTCATTTTTACTTAATGGTTCTACAAACATAACTGTATTTACATTGGAAATTATTTTTATAGTTAAGTTGATTGATAATTCGGGATTAAGCCATACGAGATTATTTATATAACTTAATAAGCTGTTATTTCTATTACCTTTTAATATCTTTTTTTTTGGAACATAACACTCTACATAATCATAACCTTCCCAATCTATTTTGTACGATATTCCTTCTGTTTCTTTTTTTGATAACTCATCTATATTATTGTATCTAATTTTCTGAAATCCCTTTTTTTTGTTCCTACCTAATTTTAGTCCCATTACGGTTCTATATACTCTTTTATCTTCTTCTTTTTTATGTAATAGGGACTGTAATGGATCTTTTTTTTCTTTTACCAATTTAGTGGGTGCTAAGTTAGTATCACTTAAAGTATAATTATTACTGTTAAATTCCTCACTATCTAGGTTAATGTAAATATCCTCATCGTAGGATAATATATTGTATTGTGTTTTTTTAATAGCGTTAATATCTATAAAATCAATTATGTTCAAATCTTTACAGATACCAATATAAGTTTCTTTAAAGTTGTTTATATCAATATTTTTTACCTTAACTATAATCGCATAACCTTTACCTCCAAATGATTTGTAGTAAGAAAATACCTTTTTTTTGTTAATGGTATTAATATTAAAATCTTTACTATCTACATCAATATATATAAATCCAGTAGGTTTAATTATATTTTTATCGTTTTTAAATCCTTTAAATAAAAAGTTAAACGTAGTACAAGGTAAAATCTTTTTAACTGTATCGTAGCACGTAATACCGTTTCTTGCGCTAATAATTAAATCTGAATACTTTGATTTTTTAATTTGGTCAAGCCAAACTTGAATAGGAATAGTATCTTTTACTTGTGGTTTACTAACACACTCATAGGTATTAATCATAGTTTACGTTTTATTATCTTGTGTTGTAAGTTTTTATTTCCTGTTTTAAAAAATGATGCTTCGGGCAAAGTAGCAACTCAATGCCCTAACATCTAAACAAGACAATAAAACAATTAAAAACTAATTAATACAATCAATTTTTAAACTTACAATTGCAAAACTACTTATTTTACTTTGGATAAACAAATAAAACCTCATTTTTTTTTGTTTTTAATCAAAAAACACTTTATATTTGCATTCTGTTTTGGGCATAGTTTTAACCGATTAATGAGTTCCTTTTGATTAAGGTGATTTGTTAATCGGTTTTTTTTTAAGGTTCGGGAGCTACTTATTTATTCGCATAAAAATAAATGAAACACAAAAAATCCAGCTCCAGGATAAAAAAGCGTATATAAAAACACTACTACAATTAAATTATAAGCTATTTATTTTAATCCTAACAAACTTTTATATCGTTTTGATATACTTATACCATTTACAAAAAGATAATGGCTTAAAACAAATAAAAAAGCCTAACTAAATTAATAGCTAGGCTTTTGGTTATGGATACACAATTTAATTATTCAAAATTAAAATCCTTATAAAACATATTACTTTTATGTTTTTGTTTAAAAAATTCCTTTAGTTTATTCGCATTATCCAATTGTATTTGATTAATGCAGGATAGTACACAATTTACTACCTTTAAATAATCCATTTGGATACTAACATATTCCTTGTTATAAAAATTACCCTTTACCATTGTTTAAGATTTTAGTTAATTGTGTAACCTCCTTAATTCAGAAGGCTACACAATTTTAATTATTTTAATATACTCAACAACTCTAATACATTACTGTTATTACTCATGCTAACATTAAATTGATATTTAGCTTCGGTTACTGTATTATCTTTTTTGAAATAAATATCTATCAATCCGCCAATTTTATAGTGTTTTGAATCACCATTATCATGCGTTAAATACTTATTTAATTTTTTCAAAAACAAAACCGTTTCCTTCTCTATTTTAGCAGTATGAATAATATCCTTTGCATTTTGTTTTATTAAATAATCAATTTTAGCTTTACAATAATTTATCCAGTCATTTATCTTTTTATCGCTAAAAACGCCAATTTTGTTTGGTTCAGGTTCATTAAAATTAATATTTTTAGTTAACCAAAAATATTTGTAATGAGGTGATAAATGAACTTTCCCCTTATAAATATATACGCTTAAAATATAACCATCAACAATTAAACAAGCTTGAATATTATCTAAAAAATTACACTCTAATTCAGTAGCTTTACAATAAACTATTGTTGAAACATAGTTTTTAAAATTTGTTTGTAAAAACTCTAATTCCTCTAAGGCATATTTTTTACTATATTCGTTATGACTTGAATTTTCATTTGCTTGATCTAAGGTTTTTAATCCTAAAAAATCTAATGTTACTCTGTCTGTTTGTGTTAATTCTGCATACTTTTTCATGTTTCTAAATTTTAAATGTTAATACTATTTTATTTAATTAATTCAAATTAATATTTTTATTCGCTTCAAGTATAAGCAATTCAAGATCCAAAAAAAATCTTATTTTTTCCCTTTTTTGCCCTGTTTCCAACTCAACAATAGTTAAGTTTAGGTATTCCTCCGCACATTGTACGGAGGCAATTTGTATTTTTTCGTTCATAGCTTGCACAATTAAGATAAATGATAAACATTAGATAAAACAATAGACAATTTACTCCATACATTTTTTTCAAAATCATTAGGGCAAAATGTAAATGGCAATTCATTTTTAATAAATTCCTTTGCCTCATCCAGCGAATATTCCTCAAAACCTTCAAGGCTTAAATTATACGCTCCATTTTCGCCCTGAAAAATATTTGCATTAGTTTTAAAAGTTTGGCAAGTTAGGGCAAAGTTTGAATTTTCGACAATAGTATCAGTATTCCACAATTTTTCCCTTAATATAGCTTCAAACTCCTTTTCTGTTAGATCATCACTGTATTTTGTGTAAATAGTGTTATAATTACCATCTATATCAATCTTACCTATACCACTTTGACAATCATCTTCGGTTAAACCTACTTTATCGCCATTACTTGTTAAATATTCCTCATTAACAAGGAACAAATCATTTGTAAATTCGTTTATATCTTTATCACCTAAAAAATATAAATATCCTTGATTATTAAATCTGCCACCTCGAGCAATTTTAAACGCTAAAATCATTTTTTTCATAGTTTTTAATTTTTATTTGGTTTATAATTTATTTACTTTTTTTTAGGCTACACAATTTGAAATAATAGCCTCCACAACACTTTTATGTTTATTAGATATGATCCAGCCAGGCGTTTTAATACCGTTTAATTTTAGAAAAGGATTAAACCTTGCGTTTATATTAGCATTTAGTAATTTATCTTTAATTAGTTTAGTGTCACCATATACCATAATACTCTTTTCGCTATAATCAACTATTTCAATTTTAGGTTTAACCGTTTCAACTTGTTTAACTGTTTCAACTTGTTTAACTGTTTCAACTTGTTTAACTGTTTCGGTTACTACTTGATTATTTATTTGCGCTTCAAGTTGAGCAATTTTTTCTGCCATTTGTTTTATTATTGCCTCCATATCTGTTTGTTTGTTTGTTACTACTTTTTTTGTTTTTTCGATTTGTTCAAATGTTATTAAAATTGGTTTATTGCTATTCGCATAATTAATATTAAGATTGTTTACTTTGTAGGTATCAGCTATTTTTTTAAGTTTTAAAGCGTTAAACGATATATCATGATTGTTAGGTAAATTTTTATCTTGCATTAAAGGCATTAGCATTATAGTTAAATTTTCACTTAAACTAACATTTGCCTTTTTTACATTAAATTCCTTAATTTGCCCTTCCTCCTCAAAGTAATATTTTGCCTTATTATCGTATATACTAAATTGATTAGTAACTTTATTTACAAAATTTAAAGCATCTTTATAATTTTCATCAATATTAATATTTACAGCATTTTCGATTAATTCATCTCTAATTATTACTGCATTATAATTAGGGTATTTACCAATACCGTTATCAGTTGCAATTAAATAATAATCGTTAAATTCTGCATACATGAATCTGGAGTCATATTTTATGCTTTTAGCTTCCTCTAACAAGCTAACTACTTTTGGATGTATAAACTTATCATTTACCCCCTCTAAGCCTACACAATTTGAATATTTGACCAATATATGCGCATCAGTAGCCACAACATCACCTTTATCAATATAAACGTAATTCATAACGGGACGTAACTCATCTTTACCAACAAATTTACTTGCTTGTTTTATTTTTTCAAGGTTAGTTTTTATGGCTTCTGTTATATCAATACTATTTTTTATTTGTATCTTTTCTAATTTTGATAAAACTATATCTTTATCACCAATTTCATTGGTTTTAACTAACTTACCGTTAACATTTTTAAAATTGTCAAATGTTACGACTTTAATATCATCCGTAAGGTATATTACACTACCGTTTTTTTCGTTAAACACTTTAGTTTTTTTGTTTACTAACTTTTCTAAATTTTTCATGTTTTTTAGTTTTAAAATTATTAAATTGAATTTATTAAGTTTCTATATTTTTTTGGCAAAACTTTATATTTTGTTACTTTGTGTCCACTATTCCAACTATTTATAAAATATTCCTTAATTAATATGTGTTTATATCCAGGCGCATCATGCAGGATCAAAAAACCTAAACCTAAAGTACCCTCATATATTTGCGTACAATATCCGCCTAATTCATTAACATATTTATCTATTGCATTTTCGCAAGTTTGTAAACTATAATTTTTCATGTTCATATTTTTTAATTCGTTACTACTTTTTTATGCTTGCACAATTTTAAATATTGACAATATTACCATTTTCAGTAAATATATAATCATTACAAGATATATGATCTATAATACCTTCCTCACTTGTTAAATAATCTAATTCACTTTGCAAGCTTTTCTCTAAATTTTCTTTGCAGTCATTTATTAATTGTCTAAATGTTATATCGTACGGTTTATTCAAAAATTGATACATAGGTTTTAATATATCTTCATCATAACAAACGCCAGTTAACACACAACAATTATTTACATTTATAGCAGAATAGTAAAAACTTGAAACATTGCCATTTTTGTAATAATTATTTTTTAACCTTTTATGTTTTATTATTTTTTTAATACTATTAATAAATTTAGGTTTAAACAAATCATCATATAAATTGTTTAATATCCATTTATGTAGCCTTAAACCTGTTATATCCTCATTTTCCATGTATTTAAGCTTGTAGGCTATATTTTCGTTAAACTGTTTAAACGTTTCTTGAGCATCGTAATAAATATGATCTGTATGTATTAATTCAGTATCAAAATTTTCTACTACTTTTTGTTTTACATTTTCGCTTAATTCCGAAAATTGATAGATTGCAATTGTTTTCATGGCTTTTAAATTTTAATGGTTATTACTTTTTTTTTCTTTTTTCCTCTATATCTTTTAAAATATCTTTTTTATACATTTTAACTCCAATTTTATTAATGTTTTGCAGTTTTTTAAATTCAATATTGAATTTATTTTTTAACTCTTTAAATTCAATTGTTTTTGTTATACTATCATGTATTAAACCGTTGTTATCTTTTGGGTATAAGTTTAATTTATAGGATAAACTATCTACTATTTTATTTTGATAATCTTTTATTTTTTTGTATTTAATGTAAGTATCCATAAATTTAATTTTTATAAATTATCAATAATTTCGTGTAAATTTTCACTAATATCTAAATTTAGTTGTTCACTTAATTCCAATGCTTTTAACAAAGTATTTTCAAGCTCACTTAACAAATTAATATGCGTATTTATTTCATTATCTAAATGCTTTTTAGCCTCTTCTAGAGTATCAAAATTAAATACCTCACCACTTATATTATCATCAATAAACCTTGAAGTTACTTGATAGTTATAACCTTTAATAAGTTTGTGTTCTGCAGTACCGATTTTTACATTAATTAATTCCATAACTTTAATTTTTAATTATTACTTCACTTGTTTTATAATTTTCAATGCTTAAATCTTGCTTAATTCTACTTAAAAATTCAAATATTTGTTTTGCTTCCTCAAGCGTATAAGTATAAGCTAATTCTCTATTATTGATCCATTTTTCTTTGTTGAAACTACGTGAAAAATATAAATTTTCACTGTCTTTAATTAAATAAATATCCATAACTTTTAATTTTTAAGATTAATACACAATTTGTTAACTACCTTAATGGGGCAAAGTACCCCATTAAACGCAATAAGCCTAAAGTCTTTTTATAGTCGCTTATTCGACTGTTTACACAATTTTATTAAACCGATTTAGGCTTTTTTTGTGCCAAAATATTACAAGTATCTTTATCAATAAAACCTAAATGATACAATTGATTTATGATAGTGTAATTAGTGTGGAATACCATATCCATACCACAACCATTAATTAAAAAGCCATTGCCATTATTTTTATAGCCTAAACACTTAAAAAATACATGGAATTGGTATAAAAAGCCCCTTTTTTGTTTAGTATCATAACTAAATTCTTTAAATTCAAGCCTACGACTCATACCACTTTTGGATACGCTTATAATATTACAAATTACACGTTCCTCTTTTATTGCTTTAATGTACCTTTGTGCATTGTCAATAAAATAATTTATAGCTTCTTCTTGAGTATCAGCGTAAACGCTTGCAACTATATTTTTTAATAAATTTTTGTTGCTTAAAATTGCCTTTTTAATTTTTTCTTCCTTTTTCATAGTTTTAAATTTTAATTGTTATTAATTTATTAATTTACTTAAATAATCCTCTATAAAATAAATATCACTTTGCCAATTGTATTCATAGTTAATAAAAAAACTACTTAAATCATATTCGCAAATTTTATTGTTTTTAATTGCTTTTATTATTTCGTTGTCGCTATCTTTTACGCCAAAAATAAATTTAGCTACTAAATCGCAAGTCAATGGAAATTCTAAACCGTATATTTTATAAAGTTTAGACGTATCATTTATTTTTTTCATAGTTTTAAATTTTAAAGTGTTATTAATTTATTTTTTTTTCCAACTTTTATCTGCCTTTTGTGAGGTGTAAACCAATAAACCTGCCGAATGATTTTCACTAACTAGCCTTTTTAATTCAAGCCTAAAAGCTTTTAAAGTTTCAAAATCATTTGAGTTGATCTGATCAACTGTTTCAACGCCGTAGTTTGTTTTTAAATTAAGATACCTTTTCATATTTTTAAATTTTAATTGTTATTAATTTATTTGTTGTAATACTGCTAATACAGTTAATAAAATGATTGTAATAATTTTCATGGGTACACAATTATTTAACTCTTATAAATTCGTTTAAATAATACTTTGTTCCATAGTAAGTAACAAACGGATCACCAAAATTATTATATTTAATTTGCTGCCATTTACCAACGTTGTTTTTGTCGCTTAATTTAAGCCTCGCACCGTCACCACAATTTGATAATTCAATTAATAAACTGTTTGTGTTGCTTAAAATATAAGCGCCATGTGTTTTAAATTCCTTTTCCATAGTTTTAAATTTTAATTGTTAATAATTTATTTGTTGTTAATAGTAGGCTAAAAACATAACCATCACAAAAACGGTTAACATTAATAATATATCGTAAAAAATTTTACTTGAATTTTGTTTTTTTAATTGTTTCATGTTTTAAAGTTTTATTTGTTTCGTATTGATAAAACAAAGATACAAATAAATGTTTTTAAATTCCAAATAAAAACATAAAATAATTTGAAAGATTTTTGTAAGTAGTTGAAAATGAGAGAGAAAAATTTTAAAAAAAAATACCGTTTGACTGGCAAAGGGGGAAAAAAAGGTATGAACACAAAAAAAGATCTTTTGAATATACGCAAAAAAAAAAGCGTTATTTAACGGTTAAACCATTCGCTTGAATTGTGTAATATTTTTACTTCTTCTGATACAAATGGCTTTATTTGTTCATTTGAGGATGATACACAATTTAAATAGTGCAAATCCTCTATAATAACATTAACTAAATCATTTATATTAATATCTAACAGGAAGGATATATTTAATAGTTGTTGTAAAGTAAGATTTAAAGGCGTGTTAATTAATCTAGTTGCTATTTTAGGCGTGCTAATGTTTAGCATAGTAGATAAGTAAGCCTTCGGAACATTTTTTTTTTCCAAAAGTGAATGGAACATTAAAACGTTATTATTATTATATCGTGGCTTGTGGTTTAATTTGCGTTTTGTTAATTGCTTAGTTTTATAAGGCTTTACAGTTTTTTTAGTGCCGTATTTATTCCCTTTTTCAAATGGCATATAATAGCGTTTAATTAAATTAAAATAGGAATATATTCGCTAAATACTTGAGTTTCAGTTTTTTATCCGTAAAAAAAAGTCGGTAGTTTTTACACCCACGTTCGAGGTGGTATAAAATAAGGCGTTCAAATGTTTAGTTTTTCAATCATAAACCGCTGAAAATCAGTTTGTTAGTTTAGTTTTGAAATTCAATTTGACCCCTACCCAGTTTGAGTTTTGCGTTTTCCCACGAGGATCACGCCCCGCCCCGCCCCCCGTATAATCCCCACCCAACACATCCACAGTATTGTTTGAATTATCCGAGTAATCACCGAAATTAGATAAAGATAAAGAACTGCGACAAGTCAATTAGCGTAATTGTCGGGGGTAAAATTATTATAAAATACTTGAATTTGCAAATAAAGGGTAAAAAAGAGGAAACGTTTTGTAATTTTCGGGGTAATTTTCGCAAAAAAGTGATTTTTGTAAAGTACTGATTATCAAGGGTAAAGTCTACTTTCTCCACCGTATGGATACAGGAAACGTTTTTGCAAAAATTTTTTTAATGGTGAATAGTAATTATCTTTGTTGCAGGTTTAATTTAAAGGTAAATAAAATGAGTAAAGATTGGACAGGAAACAGTAATAGCGTTTATAAGACATTAGGCGCAAGTAATCACACAGACAAGGATAGGGAGGAGTTAGACTTCTACGCAACAGACCCAATAGCAGCAGAGTTGTTGTTGAGGGAGGAAACGTTTAGTGAGCGTATATGGGAGTGTAGTTGTGGTCAGGGTCATTTGAGTAAGGTATTTGAGCGTAATGGGTATGAAGTGAGGAGTACGGATTTGGTGGATAGGGGATATGGAGAGGGTGGAGTTGATTTCTTAGGCTTACACAATTTGGAATGGGAAGGCGACATAATAACTAATCCGCCATATAAGTATTCGAGTGAGTTTATCTATAAGGCGTTAAGTATAATACCAGAGGGTAGGAAGGTTGCTATGTTTTTGAAGTTACAGTTTATGGAGGGTAAGGGGAGGAAGAGGTTGTTTATGGAGTTTCCGCCACGAATTGTGTATGTATCAAGCAGTAGGATAATGTGTGCAAAGAATGGTGATTTTGAGAGTAAGAAAAAGGAGGGTAGTGCAGTAGCTTATGCTTGGTATGTATGGGAAAAGGGTTATAAAGGAGAAACAGTAATTAAATGGATAAATTAAGCGTATATGAAAGAATTTAAGGATTTAGACAGTTTAAGTTTTGCGAAGGACTTAATGTTAGTAAGGGATATAGAGGATGATAGTGCGAGTTGGGAGATAGTTGGTAAGGGTGGAGAGAAGATAAAGTTGTATAAGGATAGTTTGTTTAGTGTAATGAGGGAGGACTATATACCAGATGATGTAATGAATATATGTTTTAGGGGTGAGGTTATGAAGATGCCTAGAGCGATTTCAAATTGTGTAAGCTCCGTGAGTGTTGATATAAGTGAGGGTGATGAGTGTTACTTCCATCACAGTTTGTGTGATCCTTCCAACAGGGTAAAGGTAGGTAATGCGTATATGTATGTTATACCATATAAGGTTAATTATTTGACAATGAGTATGACGAATGTATACTTCAAATTGTGCAAGGAGCGTGGCGAGGTAATGGTGGATAAGTGGGTATTATTGGAGGCTATTGAAGAGGAGAAGTTAAAGTCTGATACCTTAATCTTGTTAAACAATAAGAAACCGAGTGAGAAGTATTATAGAGTAAAGAGCGTTAATGATAACGAGTATGGGATAAACGTGGGAGATGAGGTAATAACTGATAAGCGATATGTGAAGAAGATAAACTATGGTGGTAAGTTAGCTTATGTGGTTCACCAGGTTCATGTGTTCGGTAGGCGAATTGTGTAGGTATAATAATTTAATATTATGATTAAAAAAAAAATAGGAAAAGAAAGTAGAATAAAACAGTTAGTACAAGCATCAGAAGTAATAATTTAATAACCTCACACAATTAGAAACGATGGAAAAAGTAAATCACCCAAACCACTACGGTGGTAAAGAAAGCGTATATGAAGCAATAAAAGTAATAGAGGCTTGGAATTTAGATTTTAGTTTAGGTAATGTAATTAAGTATATATCAAGGGCAGGAAAGAAGAGTGATAATGTAAGGGAGGATTTGGAGAAGGCGAAGTGGTATTTGGAGAGGGCGATTTCAAATTGTGCAGCCATCGAGAAAGATTTAGTGATTAGCACAGATGATATTGATAAGAGGTATAATAAAGGTGATATAGTTATTTCATTGGTTGATAATAAGGAATATGTTTATAGTGGACTTTGTATTATAGTTAATGATAATAATTTAACTGTATGGGATAGTTCTGGTATTGGTTTATGTTTACACAGAAATGGTATCTTTGCAGAAAAGGTTATTAAGCAAAATTAATTATTTTTCATAACTATTTGATAATTAATAAAATAAAATCATTAAGGAAGAAACGTATAAAAATAAGGGAGATGGCTACACAATTAGAAAATGAACCTCACGAAGTATCAACTGTAAAGTGCGATATATGTACCTATGAATGGATAGCGGTAAGACCGTTAGGATTGGTTGAGTTGGAATGTCTTAATTGTGCAAACATGACAGGTTTTGAAAATGTTTAATAACGTTTTGCGTATAAAAAATCGTTTTAATGTTTTTTATACGCTGTTAGCAGTAGTACGGTAATTAACCACAAATGCTCATTCATAGAACTGAACCTTTTTCTTTTTTTTTTTTTTGAGTGGTGGTAAAAATATTAAAATAAAATTATGACAATAGATTTAAGATACGGAGATACAATAGAACAAATGAAATTGATACCTGACAAAAGTATTGACTTTATTTGCTGTGATTTACCTTATGGAACGACAAGTTGTTCTTGGGATACAATTATACCATTTGATAAATTATGGGAACAATACAAACGAATTATAAAGCCAAATAAACCAATTGTATTGTTTGGCTCACAACCATTTACAACTGTAATGATTAATTCTAATATAACTTGCTTTAAAGAGGAAGTTGTTTGGTTAAAAAACAAAGCGGGTAGTGGTATGCAAACAAACCAAAAACATCAAAAAATTCACGAAAATATAATTGTTTTTTCATTTGATAATAAATACATGTACAATCCACAAAAATGGTTGATTGAGGAAAAAGAGTTTATTACACAAAGAAAAACATTTAAAGAAAATGAATATGTTGGTAATACCATTTATTCTCCTACAACAAGAACAAGGAAAGTTGATACAGGAGAGCGAAACCCACTATCAATAATAAGTGGGAGAGTACCATTTACACCGCAAAAATCAAAAGAATATTCAAGTGATATTGATTTAAGATTTCATCCAACACAAAAACCATTAAGAGTTTTAGAATATATTATTGAAACTTTTAGTAATGAAAACGATATTGTTTTGGATAATACATTTGGAAGTTGCACAACAGGAATTGCTTGTATAAATACCAATAGAAACTTTATAGGAATTGAGAATAATATGGATTATTTTAATATTTCTTTAAAGAGGGTGGAAGAAAAAAGAAAAGAAAAAGAATTTACAGTAGTAACTTCAATCGGAGATGAAATGTAGTATTACTGCTAACATCTCTGTTTACGCAATTCAAAATTTTGCACTATAAAAACCAACGGATTTTAACCTGCTTATACTAACACAATTTGTAATAATAAACAATAAGGGGAAATTGGCTAACATGATCCGTATTTCTAGGACAAATACAACAGCCTCTTATTTTTTAATATAATTTTTGTAGGTTACACAATTTGTTATATATTTGCTAAAAAAAGTATTAGTATGTTACACGATATGGATTCTGGTCGTATTTATGAATTAAAGGTATATGGTAGAATGGATACTGCCTTTAGTTTAAGATTAGGTCAGGAGTTTATGGTGAGGGGGAAAAGGGTATCTATAAGTGATATTTATAGAGATAAGAATTACTTACAGTTGTATGGGGTTAAACGATATATAATTGAGGTAAAGCGTGAAGATGGGAATAGGGTAATATGGAAATACTTTGAGGGTGTTGATGTAGAGGTAACAAATGATATAGAGTAATATAAACTTTTAAAAAATACAAAATGGCAAAATTACACGTTTTAAATGATGTTAGTGGTAATGAAGTTTTAATTAACGATTTAGATATTATCACAGTAGTAAGTACAGGTGCATCTACTTGTTCTGTAACTTACAAAAACAAAGCAGAAAGCTTTGCTAATACAGTAGAGGCAGATATTGCTATCGAGGACTTAGTATTAGCTTCGGAGGTTTTATTTCAAACAGTAGAGGACAGTTCGGCTGTTGATATTGCTTTAAATACAAACAGAGTAAAAAGCGCACAATCATTAGATACTGATTTAACAAAAATCGGTTATGATGAAGATGGTAACTCATTAGGAATTTTGACTATCAGAACTGATGTATCTGGATTACCTAACTTCGTATTAGTTAGAAAAATCGTAGCTACTTCAACAAGTACAACTACTGATTTCGGTGGTTTAGTAGTAGGACAAACAGTAATTAACATTCCTGCTGTTGCTGGTAACGCTAAGTTTGGTGTTGTAGCAACTGCTGATACTTTACCGTTTGCTGCTGTTGTTGGTGATTTATATTTAGTATTATAATTTTTTTTCAGTAAAAGATTATTTTATTAGAAAAATAATATTACATTTGTACTGCCAACTTTTCTTTTCTTAGATTTCTTCATGTTTTAAGAGAGCCTACTATTAATTTAGTAGGCTTTTTTTTATATATTTGTGTTTAGTTAAATCAAATTAAATTAAATACAATGAAAAGACCAATAATCAAAGATGTGGAAGCACGTAAGTATGTGGAGCATTTAGAATCTAAATTACGTGATTTGAATACCGATAGTATTAAATGTGAAACGTATAAGAGTTTACGCACGTTTATCCACAACAACAATAAAATTTTAATGTCTGCAATATCCGAAGAGGAAGCATCGAATAAAGATGACAAGATTATGGATAGAGCGTTTAAGTATGCAGATAATATATCTAAGTACGTAGAAACTTTGGATAAGATATACGCAGGGTTGGGTGATGAGTATGTGCAGGAGATAGATAGGGAAAGTGGAAGCGTATATGAAATGGCAATGAAAAGTAAAAAATAATGGTTGCACAATTACCTAAAGACTTCAACAGAAAAGTAACTGTTGGAGAATATACCTTTGAATTACCAGAATGTCCTAAAGACAAGAAGGAGATAATGGGGTGGAATTTAAAGGTAGAGGAACAGAAATGGTTTAGACCAAATGATATATTAGGGGAGAAAGCGTTTGATGCGTTAGATACTGAAAAGCAGATTGAATATTTGACTAGGGAATTTAAACGTAGGAGAGAAGGCTTTTGGTTTTACAATTGTGGAGAGATAACATATATCACAGGGCATCATTATTTCTTTTTGGTTTATTGGAGATTACCAGAAGGTTTTGCTTTTTACAAAGAATCAGATAGGGATTTCTTTCATTTATTTCAATACACAGAAAATCTAAGTTGGTGCTTAGGTTTAATGCAATTAACTAACAGGCGTGATGGTAAGACTGCACGTTCGACTGCTGTATTGTATAATATAGCGACTATGAATAAAGAAAGCTTAACAGGTATCCAAAGTAAAACGTTGGGTGATGCTAAGGTTATCTTTTCAAAGTTAGTTTCTTCATGGAAGAAGTTGGAGCATTACATGAAGCCAGTAGATAGTGGGGATAGTAATCCGCAAAAGGAGTTGAGGTTTGAAGAGCCAGGAACAAGGACTACGAAGATTGGTAAGAAAACGTATAAAGATGTAATCAATTCAGTTATTGGATTTAAACCTAGTACGGAGGAGGCGTATGATGGTACAAAGTTGAAGTTCTATTATGATGATGAGATAGGTAAGACTTTGGAGGTTGATGTTTACAATCGTTGGTTAATTGTGAAAGAGTGTTTGAAGATAGGTAAGCGTGTAGTAGGTAAATCGTTGCACACTTCGACTGTGGAAGAAATGGAAAAAAAAGGAGGGGAGAATTGTTATAGGTTATGGTTAGATAGTGATTTAGCAGAAGCAGAGAAGAACGGTAGGGAAACAACTCCATCAGGATTGTTGAGATATTTTAAACCTGCTACTCATGGTTTGGAAGGATTTATAGATGAATATGGAAGAAGTGTTATAAATGATCCAAAAGAACCATTAATGGGTATGGATGGTGAGTGGATAACAGAAGGCTCTTTAACTTACATTAAAAAATCAAGAATAGGATTAAATTCAATTGCATTAGCTTCACACAAAAGGAAGTATCCATTGGATATTGATGAGGCTTTTTACATGGATGGTAAGGACAGTATCTTTGATGTAATAAGATTAAATGAGCAGATTGAATATAACAATACCTTACCTGCTTCATTTATAACGAAAGGTAATTTTGTATGGAAAGATGAGGCTAAGACAGTTGTTGATTTTTTACCTAGTGAGAATGGTAGGTTTAGTGTGTTATGGTTTCCAGAGGTTGATTATAGGAACAAGACACAAATTGTGCAAGGTGTAATAAAGCCGATAAACTTTTTGAGTTTAAGTGCAGGGGTTGACCCCTTTGACCATAGGATAACAACAGACAGTAGGCGTTCAAACGGAGCGTTTTATGTGTTTAAGAAATTGAGCGTGATGGATGCACAATTCAGCAAAATGTTCGTATGCGAGTATGTAAACAGACCAAGTAACCCAGAGGACTTTTGGGAGGATATATTAAAGGCTTGTGTATTTTATGGTTGTGAGGTATTAGCGGAGAATAACAAGATAGGTTTGATTAATTACTTTAGAATGAAAGGTAAGGAGTTTTACTTAATGGATAGACCTAAGAGTACGCACGTAAGTTTTTCATCAAAGAAACAGAAGGAGAAAGGTATTCCAATGAATAGTGCCGAGTTAAGGCAGAATTTAATGGAGATGATGGAAATGTATATCAATGAGAATGTGGGGTACTTTGAGAGTGAGGAGCGTTATGGGAATATGCTATTTAACAAATTGTGCAAGTGCCTGATTTCGTTTAAGCCAGATAAGTGGACAGATTACGATGAGTTTGTTGCAGCAGTTTTGGCATTAGCAGGTTCAACAAGGTATAACAGAACGCACGAAGAATTAAGCGTTAATAAGCTAAAAATAAATAGTTTAGTAAAAACATATAAAAACAAAAGGTACAATTGATAATATTTATTACATTTGCAAATAGATAGATAAATGTTATATGGATAAAAATTATCATTTTCCTTCTCGGACAGCAAGTAAGGAGGAGAAGTCGGAAAACGAATATGGTTTAAAATACGCTAGAGCTATATACGAGGTATATACTAGGGATACATCTTCTTTGTTTAATAAGAAAGAGAAATTTGTTCGTAACCGAAAATATGCAGAGGGTACTCACAGCATAGATAAGTTTAAGGATTTATTAGGTTTAAATGGCGACCAATCATATTTGAATTTAGATTTTACTCCCATACCTATCATTCCTAAATTCGTTGACTTGTTAGTTGGTGAATTAATGGAACAAGACTTTAGAGTTTCGGCAGAGGCTATTGATGACCGTAGCCTTACACAATTTGACGAAATGAAAGCCAAGCTATACGCTAACTTCTTACTAAAGGATATAAACAAAGAGTTAGAACAAATAGCAGGAACATCTGTTGTAGATAAAGAAGTGCCTACAATGGAGAATGAGGAGCAGATACAATCATATTTAAAGAATACATATAAGCAATCAAGTGAAAAAGCAATTGAGTTAGCTTTATCTTTTGTATTCCAGAATAATGAAATATCGGAAATCAAAAAGCGTGTATTGAGAGATATGATAGTATTGAAGTGGGGAGCAATTAAAACTTACTTTGATGCTAACTATGATATTAAGATAGCTTATGTTGATCCTAGAAATTTAGTTATACCATATACTACTAGACCTGACTGTTCTGATTTAGAATATGCAGGAGAGGTTGTTAAGATGAATTTTCATGATTTAAGGTTAATCAATAAAACGTTAAGTGATGAGGAATTAATTGATATAGTAAAAACTTATGGTAGAAATAGGGATGGATATTCAGTAGATAGGTTATCTGAAAAGGGTGCTTACTATTATGATGATTCAAGAAGTTTAGAAAACTTTGATGACTTCTATATTGATGTATTAGATTTTGAGTTTAAGAGTAGTAACTTTAATGTTACTTACGAAAAGAAATATTACCAGGAAGATGGTTTCTTTTTGAATAAAAAAAGTAAAGGTTACGAGCCGAATAAAGAATCTAAGAAAAAGATTGAAGTATTATCTAAAGATTTAGAGTGTTACTACGATGGTATGTGGATAGTTGGAAGCGACTATATAATGAATTACGGTTTACGTAAGAATATGGCACGACCAAAAAATAATAATGCTTATAGTAGTAAAGTACATAGTAGGTTTAAGATATACGCACAAGATATTTACGATATGGACAATAAGTCAATCGTAGAGCGTATGATACCGCACGCAGACCAGATACAATTAATTCATTTAAAGATACAGCAATTTATAGCTAAAGCTAAACCTAGTGGTTTAATGATTGATGTTTCAGGATTAGAGAATGTAATTGTGGGCAAAGGTGATGGTTCAATTACTCCATTAGAATTAGTAGAGATTTACGACCAAACAGGTAACTTCTATTTTAGAGGAACTGATTTGGATAATAATACAATGCAAAGAAGTCCTATATCATCATCACCAAATGGATTTAACGTTGGTGAGATACAAGGATTTATTAGTTTGTATAATTACCATTTAGATATGATACGAACTGTATCTGGTTTAAATGAGTTTAGAGATGGAAGTACGCCTAACAGTAAGACATTAGTTGGAGTACAAAAAATGGCAATTGGTTCTTCAAGAAATACAACTAGACCATTGGTTGATGCTTTCTTATCATTAATGAATAGAGTAGCTACTCATTGTGGTACAATGTTACAGATGAAATCTAAGTATGATCCAAACGGATTAAAAGGATTTATTCCTGCTTTAGGTAAAGAAACTATTGATATATTAGAGTTGAATAAAGAAGTTTCTTCTGCAACATTGGGTATCAAGATAGATTTATTACCAAACGTTGATGAGATAGAGCAAATCTTAATGGAGGTTGAGAGAGCTTTACAAACTGGTAATATAGACTTAGAGGATGCGTTAGAGGTAAGAGATGTATTAAAAACTAATACTAAGGTTGCTATTGATTTGTTGAAAGAGAAACGTAGAAAGCGTATGGAGTTACAGCAACAACAATCTTTAGCTTTACAACAAGCTAATGCAGAAGCGCAAACTCAATCAGCAATGGCTGCTGCACAAGCTGAAATGCAATTGATACAAGCTAAGAACCAGGCTAAGTTAGCTGAAATTCAAATGGAGTATGAATACAAAATGAAGTTAGCAGGTATAACAGTAGAGGGTGAATTGTTGAAAGAAGAAACAAGAGGTGAGGAAAAAATCAAGCAGATTAAATTCCAAAAAGCTTTAGATTATGTGCCTGAAAAAAAAGAGGGAAATAGTTTAAAAACTTTTGAATAAATTTGTTTATAGATTTTTTTTATTATATTTGCGATATTATAAGTTTAATTTATCTTAATTTAATATAATATGTTAGAGGAAATTTTAAAGGGTAAGATTGAGCAAAGTCTTAATGTTACCGCTGAAATAAAAGAGGATGAGGAGTTAAAAACCGAAACAAGCTTTAAAGATTTTGTAGCAGGTAAAGGTGAGGAAGCTCCTAAGGAGGAAGTTCAGACTGAAACAAAAGAAGAAGTAAAAACTGAAACTATTGTTGCAGAAGAGAGTAAAAACTTAGAGGTGGATAATAAGAATGAAGATGTTGCTTCTGATGTGTTTGATTTTTCAGTTGATACAGAAACTAAGGAAGTTAATAAAGAAGAAGTAAAGGAAGAGAGTGTATTTGATTTGAATACTAAGTTTAAGGAGAGTTTTCCTGATTTAGAGATTGAGGATGTTGCACAATTAGTAAACGAATACAAATCACTAAAGGAAAAGAAACCTTTACTAAGTGAGGAAGAGTTAAGTAAGGTGGCATCATTATTAACGGATGGTGATTTAGATTGGAATAAGATAAAGCAAATAGCGGAAGTAAAAACTTTAGATGTAACCGCTTTAAACGATAGAGATGTATTTGTATCGGGATTAAAGAGAGAAGGTTTAACTGATAAAGAAATACAGATTGAATTAGAGATGTATGATTCAGCTATAAACTTTGATGAAGAAGATGCTGATAAGAGAGAGATACTTGAAAATAACAGGTATAAGAGTTCTTTGAGAAACAAGATTAAAGAGTACAGAAACGAACTTTCTGCTTTAAAGAATGATGCACAATTTGATTTACCAAAACTAGACTTAACAGGTTTAGATAAAGATGCTAAAGCAAAGATGGAGCAACAAGCTTTACAACAGAAAGAAATGATTGAGAAATGGAATACAGCAGTAAAGACTAACTTAAACGATTTTAAAGAAATAGCTTTTAACTTAGACAAAGATAAAAAATATAACTTTAAGGTTAACGAGGAGGATTTACAGTTTGTAGAAAAATCTATAACGGATTCTGCTGAAATATACAAGCGTTATGCTGATAAAGAAAATAACTCTTTCGATTTTAAATCAATGCGACAAGACTTGTTCATGATGAAGAATTGGAAATCAGTTGTTAAGACTTTAATTCAACAAAATGCTAACTATAAGGCAGAGGAAATTATTAAAGAAATATCCAATGTGGATTTTGATGGAAGTCAAAAAAGCGGAGGAACAAAAACAGTATCGCCTAGAGATTTAGGCATAAAAGCAATTTTGGGAATATAAACTTTAAACTTTTTTATTAATTATGGCACTACCTTTTGAAGCTGGTTCTTTTGGTGCAAGTTCAGATTTTGGATTTGTATCTGCAATGGATTTGCATGAACCACAATTTGACAACGAGTTAGGTAAACGATATGGAAATCAATACCTTTCTGAATTTTTATTAAACGCAGGATATGCGAAACCTGTAACTGGTTATGAATACTTCCACTTTGAGGAGGGTCGTATCTATCCTAAATTAAAAGCAACTACTGCAGGTGCTGGAGCAGGTGCTGCTGCAACATTTACTTTAGCTGCTGCTGCTAAAGATTCTTACAGCTTATCACAATCTCCTTTTGTTGGTTCAACTGATAAGGATATTATCGCTGCAAGAGTTAGAGATATTATTGCGTTAAAACCTGCAAGTGGAACTGCTAGTTCTTCTGATATGATTTTAGCTACTGTAACTTCTGTTAATAAAGCAGCAGGTACATTCGTAGCAATCCCATTAGAAACTGGTAAATCAATTCCTGCATACGGTACTGATACTGAAATTGCAATCGTTGGTAATGCTTTTGGTGAAGGTGATATTCAACCTGAATCAAGAGTTTCTAAGGTTTCTAAATACTCAAACAACATTCAGTTGTTTAAAGAAACTTTTGAATTACCTGCAACTGCAAGTGGTATCAAAACTTGGGTAGAATTTACTTCTCCATCAGGACAAAAAGGAAGATACTACATCTTAAAAGGTGAGGAAGATGCGTATGTACGTTTCTTAAACACTAGAGAGTTAGCATTGTTAACTAACAAGAAAACAACTAACGTAACTTTAGCAAATGCAGAAGCTGCTGCTGGTACTCCTTTCATGACAACAGAAGGTTTAATTCCTTTTATCCAATCACAAGGTAACACTTTAGGATATGCTGCTAACGTAGGATTTACTAAAGCTGATATGGATCAAATTGTATTTACTTTAGATTCACAAAAAGGAGCTAAAGAAAACTTGTTTATGTGTGGTATTCAGTTATCAGTAGCTATTGATAACGTGTTAGCTGATTCAAGAATGAACGGAGCAATTACTTTTGGTAACTTTAGCTTTGGTCAAGATGCAGCTATCAACTACCAATTTAACCAATACCAAATTGGTAACTACATCTTCAAGAAGAAAACAATGGATAGCTTCAACGATTTACAATCATTAGGCGCACAAGGTTACGGATACCCACACGAAGGTATGATTATCCCAACTGATGCTAAGATGGATGTAAAAACTGGTGAGAAAATGTCTTCATTAAGAGTTCGTTACTTAGTTGATGAGAATGGTGTTAGACAAAGAAAAGCAGCGAAAGTTGAAGGTTTCTCACAATTCGAGAATGGTAAAGATATTATCTCAATGAGATACTCTGATGCTTGTGGTTTTCAAGGTATTGGAGGTAACAGATTCTTCTACATCGAAAGAGTTTAATGACTTAACGATTAGATATAAAATTGGGGTAGGGTATTCTTACCCCTTTTTTTTAGATTAAATGTAAACTAAATTAAATTAAATAAAATGTACACATTAGAAAAACCAAAGACAGGTTACGAACCTGCAACACACGATGATTTTAAAAATCACGTTTACTTCTTAACAAACCGAGCGGTTAATCCAACATTAGAAGATTGCTACTATCCAAAAAACAAAATACTTCCATCGGAGGATATTGTTTATATGTCATGGATAGATAAAAAAACAAATGAAAAAAGAACTGGTAATAGAACTATACGTTATATTCCTGGGGAAACAAGTGTATTTGCTGATGAGCAAAGTTCAATTGATATTCCTAGAAACCGATTTGGGCAAATCATTTTTGTAGATGGTATGTTAGTGGTTGATGGTAGGGATAAATTAAAAAGACAATATTTAGATTTGTGTAATTGGAACAGGTCTAATTCTGAATTTAGAATGCCAGGTAAACCAGAGATTTTCTTTAAAGAGGATAAAGAAAGAAAATCAGAAAATATTATCGACACAAAGAAAAAGATATACGAACTACAAGGTAAAGTATTTGAGTGTACTGAAAGTGAATTACAGGCTTACTGTATGACATTTGATGTAAGAAATTACCAAGCGTTAAATGTGAATGAGATGAGAACTATCTTATTAGATATGATACAGATGGATCCAAATCGTTTTGAGAAAGAAATGAACTCTGATGAGAGAAAGCGTAAATATTGGGTAATGAAAGCTTTTGAGGAGCAATACTTACAAGTAAGTGCTGATAGAGCTAAGATTGAATATACATTAGGAGGTATCCAAACTGTATGTGAAGTACCTAGCATCAATACTAATCACGTAGAGTATTTAACTGATTTATCTTTCAGAAGTCCTGAAACAAATGAGTTAATTGAGAAGTTAATTAAGTTAATGAAAACGCCTTCATTCACTACAAATAGAAGTGGATTAGATGTAACCTCAAACGATAGTGAAAACGAAATCTTGTATAAAGAAGCGTTAAAGCATAAAGTTTTATATAAAGCTGGTCCCTGGACAAGGTTTTCTGATAAGTCATTAAATGATATTAACTTAGGAAAATCAATGGCAGAGTTTTGCGAATTGATTGATAACGACTTAGACTTAGGTCAAAAAATCAAGATGATGTTATCCGAAATTAAAGAAGGATAAAAAAAAATAAAATAAAATAGAAAGCCGATAGCAAATTGTTATCGGTTTTTTTTGTATATTTGACCCAATTATAAAAATATACAAATGGCTATAAGTAGTATAGATTTTTCGGTTAACTTTTTAAACGATAAAACCACCAGTTTTTTAAAGGTTACAGATGTAACTGATTATTCCTCACAAGGTGTAACTGCCTCAAATGTAAGAGGTTTAATTAGGATTGTATCCGATAGTGGAACAATTTACGACAATGTAAATTTTGCTTCACCAGATTTAGATTTAAGTTCTTCAAGGTTATCAGATAATATTGGTTTACCTGTTTATGTAGGTACTAACAATATTGTTAAAGGTGATTATCATGTAACACTAACTGTGACTGATGATGCAGGGGTTACACAATTCACAAGAACAAAATCATATAATTTTAATTTAGACAGACCTACTGCTGATTTAAGTATTAATGTAGATTGTGTATCACCATTATTAACAAGTACAGATACAACTGCTTATAATTTATCAGGGGTAACTCCAATTAATTCTGCTGTTATTGTAGCTGTAAGTACAGTTGATAATACAGTTAGTTTTAGTGGTAACGTAGTAGGATTATTTAAGGTTACACAATTAGTAAACATATCAGGTTCTAGCAATAATGATGGAGCTTACACAATTGATAGTATTGCTTATGATAAAACAACAGATAGAACTATAATTGGATTTGTTGAATCTTTAACTGATAATACTGTTAATGGAATAGTATATACTAAAGAGCATAAGATATTTTTCCCAAGTGTATTAAGCTTAAATCCGATAGTAGGATTTACAAATGTATTAAGCACTTCAACTTTCTATACAGGTAATCAAGAATTTTCTGTAAAGGGTTATTATTACTATACGCTTACAAATGGATTTTCAGCAACTTTTTACTTAGAGAAAACTTTAAGTAAAGAAGTTACTTGTGATATTAAATTGTGTGACATTTATTGTTGCATTTCTAAAACGTTAAATAGTTATTTACAATACAAAGGAAATAATGATGTTTTAGCTAATAACTATAAAAATGCGTATATCTTAGCCAATTCGTATTTAAGTAGTTTACAGACACAATTAAAATGCGGTAACTCAACTAATGTAGATAAGATATTAGCAGAGATACAAGCTGTAACAGGATGTACGAGTGATTGTAGCTGTGAAGATGGAGGAAACGTTTTAATACAAGGATTAGGTTCTACAAACAATGTAGATATTGTATCTGCTAGTAACCAATTAAAAGTTGTATCAACTGTTGCAGGAAACACTACTACATTTACTTTAAGTTTAGATGCTGACTTAGTAAACGCTTTACAAAATATTGTAACAGTTACTTTAGAAGATTCAGCAACTATTGAGGTGAATGAGGTGATTGATGGTAGCAATAATAAAACTTACACGCCTGCAATTAAAAGTGGGGTTGTACCTGATGTTGTAGAGCAAATGTCTTTTTTATTAGAGGTTCAATATAGATTTTCAACTGCACCTTATAATGCAAGACCAAGTTTAAACTTTACAGTAACTAATGTTTCTAACGTTGCACAATTAGATTTCTCAACTCCTACAATAGAGGATAGAGCATCTATATCTTTATTAAACTATCCAGAATCTAATAACGTTATATCTATAAAAGACTTCCAAGTTTCAAGTGATGCTTACAAGGTATTAGCTAATGTAGTTAAGGTAGTTAAATACAACTCACAAGATAATACAATTTCATCAAGTGAAGATATGTTAGATTTACAGATGTTAGATTTAAAGATTATAAAAAAAGCGGTAAACGATATTTTAATTTCGTTTAGTGATAATATAGTTAGTACGCCAACACAATCGTACATTACAGAAAATTACCAATCAGTATTTATAAACTTTTTAATTACTAAATAATGAGTTTTAACAAAGCAACAAAATATGGAACAGGTTTAGGTTTAATATACTTAACTAATTCCAATGATACAATTATATCAACATTTAAAAATAATAAAGCAGGCAAAGAGCAGGCTGATAAAATGTTGTTATGTTCAAGTCCTGTAATTGGGGAAACTTTAGCTTTAGCTACAATTACCTATACAAGTGGTACAGGTACTGTAACAGATTTAACTATAAATGGTGTTTCCATATTTGATACAGGTACTCCAATTTCTGGAGCTACATTAAGTGATTTGGCTAATGCAACTGCAACAGCTATTAATTCATTTAGTTCAACTCCAAACTATACTGCACAAGTATTAGGTGAAACTGTTTACATATTTATTCAGTCTGGATTTGGTTCTTCATTAAATGGATCAACTTTAGCTGCAACTGTAACAGGTACATTAGCATTTACTAAAACAGATTTAGATGGTGGTACTTCATCGCAGGATATTATAGATGCACAAACAGGTATTAAAGTATGGATAAATGATAGTGTATCTGCTCCATACGGAAGTTTATCAGGTGCAACCGATATATCATCATTTATTGTAAGACGACCTTACAATGCACCTATTGATATACGTGCTTACACAATTTTAGATGGAAGCATTAAAGTAGATAGAAAAGGTACGTTAACTCAAATAGAGGTAGATACAGAAGGTTTAGCTGCAAGTGATAACTTAACAGATATTATTGCAGAAGGTTTCTCTAATGGTGATTCATTAATCATAAGAGGTTTAAATGCTTCTAGGGTGGTAACTATTAATGAGTTAGGAAATATTAATTTAGCGAATAGTGCTAGTTTTGTTACAGGAGATACTGATAGTGTAATTTACTTACAATTCATTGATGGTGATTTTTGGGAAGTAACACGCTCACCAGGTATTCCGTTAACAGTAGAAGCGTTTAGGAGTGCGAATTTTCCACAAGAAGTTTTAGGTAGAAAAGATGTAGAATTAACAGCAGGTGGAGGTACATTAAATTTAACTCCAGGTGTTGATGAGAAATACGTTAGAATTACAGGAAGTTCAGTAACATTAACTTCATCATGGACAATTCAAGGAGCAGGAACTCCAAAAGAAGGAGATACTTTTGTTATTTATATTGACCAACAAATAACTTTAGATGGTAACAACGTAACTATCTTTGGTATTCCTTTAACTGATTTACAAGCTTCTTCATCACCTACAAGTGGTAATAAGCCTGTGATATTAGCTGAATATGTAGGAGCGTGGAGAGGTACTTTAATCTTGAATAGTAGAGGTAGAGATTTGGTGGATGCTACACAATTAGCTACGAAAGAAAACTCATTAGGAAATCCTTTAGTAAGTGGATATATATTATCAAGTGATACATTAGGTAATAGAATATGGGCTAATCCAGATGATTTTTTAAACAATTACGATAGTGGTTGGAAAGTTATGAATAGTCACAATGGTACATTTGGTTTTGCACCAGTAGTAGGTTGGACTAATCCTAGTATTAGAGTTGTAGGTAAGATAGTTTTTATTACAGGTAGAGTATTAATACCTTTAGCACAAACAGGAGCTTCAACTACTTTAAGAACTCCTTTTAGTGATTATCAAAGTCCTTACAATGTGGATGTTCAAACTTATACAGGAACTGATGGTGGTTATAACGTAAATCCTTATGGTGTTATGATTTCTCAAAGTTCAATTTTACCAACGGTATTAGCTCCTAATCAAACAATGTTTTTAGGGCAAAATGTATTTTCACAAAGAAACATTTTAGATACAGGTAATACTCATGTAATTACTTTAAACACTGTATTTGGTTCTGTAAGGTTGGATACTGATGGTAAGTTAAATGTTATTTCACAAAAAGATGCAGATGATTCAGTAGGAACTGCAATAGGTAATTTCCCTGTTTATAAGTTAATTACTAGAGCTGATTCAGGAGCTAATGTACCTTCTTATTATTCATATAAAGAACAAATAGGAGGGTTTAGTATTACTGATTCAACTAAAACTTATCCAACAGCTATTGATGCAAATGAACCTGCACAATGGGGTGGATTTAGTTTTACAATAAACTTATGTTATCCAATTGATTCAACATATACAGAAGCAGATATAATAGCAGCATTTGATTCTATTTAATACTTAAAGATATGATAAATGTAAATAGCGTATATGAGTTTTTACAATTCATATCGAATAAAAGTCAGAGTGGTTTTTTAACTCCTAAAGATTTCAATAAGAGTATCTCTAGGGCGGTTTATGAGTTGATAACTAAACGCTATCACAATGTTAAACAGCAAAAGCCTGATGGTTCAGCTATGGTAGGCTTTGAGCAAAACCAAAAGATTACAGATGACTTACGATATTTGATTGTAGTAAATGAAGCGTATAAGGTAAATAACGGTATAATAACATTACCTAATGATTATTTACATTTATCTACAATTTCATACGTAAGAAATGATTTAGATAAAGAGGGTGAATTAAAGAGTGATTTAATTAACTTTAGCATATTAAGAGATTCGGAGTTGGCTGCACAATTATCATCTGTACTATTCGGTAAAAGAATAAAGAATGGTAAGTTAGGGGTAGCAAGATTTATAGGTGATAAGATAGAGATATTTCCTAAAACTATATCAACAGTTAAGTTGGTATATTTAAGAAAGCCTAAAACGCCTGTATGGGGATTTGATGTGGTAAACAATAAACCAGTTTATTCTATTGATAAATCAACAGATATAGAATTACCAGAAGATTGTATGAATGAATTAGTTTTTATGTGTGCTTCATATTTAGGTATGAATTTACGTGAAGCTGAATTGGTACAATATTCTGAAACACTTAAACAACAAGGCGTATAATGAGAGATACAAGAACTTTAATAGCGGAACAAGCTCAAAGGATTATTCAAGGGGGCGATGTAAACTCTGATGTTCAAGTAACAAAGGAGGAGTTAGAAACGTATGTTGACCAATGTTTTGGTAAGTACATTGTAGCATCTTATTACGAGAATAGAAATGCTGATGGTGAGAACAATGTGAATGGTACGTTTATTTATTCATTTGTAGAGAATGTAAAATATGATAAACAAAGATGTAAGCATTACGCACCGATAAGCAGTAGTTATGTTAACTTACCTAATGGTATGGGTTTATATAGCGTATCGCCAGTACAAGATGAGTTTAATACATTTGTGCCATTAAGAACAGATTTCTTAGCGTTAACTAGAGGAACGTTAGTAGCTAACTTAGAGGGTAACAAAGGTTATTACATAGAAAATACAAGGATATACTTGCACAATTTGGATACTGCTGCTATACCTGAAAAGCTATTAATAAAGCTAGTAGGTGGAATACAAAGTGATAGTCAAGAAGATAATATTGATTTACCTTTGAATATGCAGGAAGAAATTATTAAATTAGTAGTTCAAATGTATTATACAATGAGGCAAACGCCACAAGATGTATTAACTGATAACGTGAAATAATTATGAATACAACAATAGATAGTGTAGTAAGGGAGTGGTTATTTGAATCGGGTAATACTGAACACAAATACGCTAGAGCTTTATCTTTAGCGTTGGGTTGTTTAAGAACTTTAAACTTAGATGTAAGTGGACAGCCTGTTGCAAAATTATTAACTGTAAATTCAAATGATACGGTAGATTTACCAAAAGATTATATTTCATTAATTACGTTAGGTATTTACGATACAGGTGGTAAAATTAGACCATTGTACCCTAGCTTTACAAGAGGTAAAGATGTGGTGGTAGATAGTTGTGGTAAGATTTTATCTCCAGCAGGTAATACAGGAATTAGTGAAGTTATTTATTGGGAATATAACGACCATTCATTTTTTAATTTTGGTGAGATTACAGGAGGTATGTTTGGTTTAGGTGGTGGGCAGAATATGAATGGCTACTACAAGATTAATGAGGAATTAGGATATATTGCATTAGAGGGATATTCAGGAGGTAGCACAATTTATATGGAGTACCTATCTGATTTAAGTAGAACTGATGGACAATTTGCAGTACATCCATATATTATTGATACAGTTAAATCATACATAACCTGGAAGATGGTGGAGAGTAATTTAAACGTAGCTTTAAATCAAAAAGAAGTGTTTAGAAGAAATTACATCATTGAGAAAAAGAAAAGTGTTGCGAGGTTTAAATCTTTCACTAAGGAAGAGTTTTTACAAACAATGCGTAAAGGAAATAAATTAGCACCAAAATTCTAATATGGTAGAGAATAGACGAGTAGTTTATGGTATGGATGCCGACACAGACGAAAGAGATGTGGAAAATGGCTATTGCCGAAAAGCTGTAAATGTAAGAATTGGATCTAGTGATTCAGAAAATAAGAACGCAGTTGAATTGTGCAAGGGTAATGAGATAAGGTATATTGAATTACCAGAAGGAGAGAATACAACTATTGGTGCTTACGAATACAAAAGGGATAATATTGTTTATTATTTCAACCACAACAGTAATGGCGACCACCATATTGTTCAATATAATTTGCTACAAGACCAAAGCATAATGGTTATGATTTCGCCTTTATTGAATTTCAGTAAGGAGCATTTGATTACCCATGTGAATGTATTGGATTTAGATAATGATAACCAATTAATTTATTTTGTGGATAGATTAAATCCACCAAGAAAATTTAATATTGGTAAATCAATAAGAGCATTTAATACAGGTTTAACAGGAGATAAATATGATTTACCTATTACCTTAGATATTATTGATGCAGTTAAATATCCGCCATTATATCCGCCTACAAGTAAATATTTTACGGATACACAATTTGATGTCAACTACTTCCGTAATGAATTATGGCAGTTTAAAGCAAGATACATATATGATGATGGAGAGAAGAGTGCATTTAGTCCTATATCAAAACAGACTATAAGCAACACTTCATATATACAAACTACTAATCAGTTTAATAACGCTATACAAGTAATTGTGCCTTCGGGTGGTAAATTAGTTAAGCGTGTAGAGATAGTAGCAAGAGATAGTGAGAGTAAAGATTTTATTTCAATTTTAGATAAGCCAGTTAGTTTTTTTGAGCAAAGTGGTAATGGGGATTTTGTATATAACTTCTATAACGATGGTAACTATTCATTAGTTGATGTAAGGGATAGTCTTAAATTGTTTGATAAGTTACCTTTATTAGCTGGAACGCAGGCGTTAATTGAGGGTAATAGAATTGTGTATGGTGATATTATAGAGGATTATGATAATGTAGAAGTAGAAGCTGATTTAGATGTTCAATATGAAGCTTTTGAGGATGCACAATTACCTGACGAAGAATTAAACACAATTAAGGGTAGAATATATATAAGAAACGTAAACAATATGCCAGCAGGAGTATTAGGTGTACCAAACCTAAGTTTAGCTGCTATTGGTGAAAAGTATTATGACTCAATAACGTTTCAAAGATGTCAACCAATAAGATACTTAAATGGTGATAATAGTGGTAAGCCTTATTTCGGTAGTGTAAGTACAGCTCATGCTTTAATAGCTAGAAACAACTCTACTGATGGTGATACTGAAAAAGAATATCTGAATAATGGACTATATTACAACCCTATTCCTTTAGCTGGATTTGTAGTTTATTTAGTTGGAACTAACTATAAGACTATAAGTAAGCAAAGGAGGGTTGCCCCAGATATAATGAGTTCTACAAATGTATTTTTTGTAAACAGAGTTAATACTGAAAGGATAGTTGACTTAATGGAGCAGCAAGCTGTTTATAGTGAATTTGAATTAAAAGGTATTCCTGATGGGGAATATATTTTAAGGATAGCTAGCCATTTAACAACTAAGGAAGAGTATGATGATATTACAAGACCGTATGAAAGAACTTCTACCTTTACAATGCGTGTAGGTGGTATTGATGGTTGTGAGTGTAAAGTAAAAGTAGAAGGTGGTGAGGTAAAAGAAATTGGCACAACTGAAATTGCTGATATTACATATCCTAAGATAAGGGTTAATTTAGCTACTCAAAGAAAAGAGTTGAACATAGATAACACTATTTCATTTGGATATTTACATGATAACGAAGCTGAAACTTATAACACTACAAATGATGTAAGGGGGCAACAAAGGGTTACTTACAGTAGGATAAATTATAAAGGTTCTAATGATATACCAGAAGGTTTTTATACAGCTAACAGAAATTATGTAGCAGGGCAAAGTAGATATTTCGCTAACAAATTTACTTTTACGGATCATAACGGATTTTTCTTTATTAAAACGGATGTTACACAATTCTTAACGATACAACAAGGCTCACTACAAACTCCTTTAATAATGTATAAAGGAGCTTTAGAAAGTTTATCTGTTATTACTAACATACCTTCAACTGATAATGATGGTTTATTATTATTAGCGCAAGTTAAAAATAGATTTGCTTTAGATAGTGTTAAATCAAACGTAAGTGGTAGGATAGTAGATAATAATGGTAGTTCTGTACCAGGATTAATTGTTTTAGCTGAAAGAGGTGATAATCAATTTACAGATTCAAACGGTTACTTTGATATTATAGTTTACGCTGATTCATTTAATAACTTTGCACAAAGTTTAAATCAATCAAGATATACAGGCACAATTTATGGATTTACAAATAATAGTCAAATACGATATAACGTTACTGATAATATTGTGGGTAATGTTGATATGTATTTGGATATTAACAATGATCCTGCTATACAAATATATAATTCAGAAATTGGATTAGATTTAGGTAATATAGAAGCTGTAACTACATTTGGTTTAGGTACTAGTTTTTTAAAACGTGGTGCATCTTATGAGTTTGGTATAGTTTATTATGATAGAGCGAATAGAAGTGGAGCAGTAAACACTATTGAGGATTTACGCTTAGATTTACCATTCTTTACTGATAAGGTTAAGATAGGTTTACAAAGTGTTTTGGGTGACCCTACACAATACGCATTTTCATCAGTACCAATAGTAAGCGGATACTTGTATAATAAAGCACCTGAATGGGCGACACATTATGCTTGGGTAAGAACTAAGAAATTAAACTTTACAAACTACATACAATTCATTTCTAAAACAACTGAATACAAAACGTTATCGGGTGATGTAACATCAAGTAATGATGGTTACACAATTAATATAAGCATAGACAATATAGTAAACATTTATAACGAAGTAAACAAAGGAAGTGAATTAGTATATACATTTACAAAGGGAGATAGAATAAGATTTATAAAGAGTGCGGAAGGTTTCCCATTTTCTACACGCTTTGATTTAGAGATTTTATCTTATGATATTGGTACAGGAGTTTTAACTTTACGTAATGAATTTAACTTACCTTCATTGAGTACAAATGGTGGTGATTTATTTGAGATATATACTCCATTAAAAGATGTAGAGAATAACTTGTTTTTTGAGATAGGCGAGTTTTATCTAATTGAAAATGGATTACACAAAGGTAACGTACAAGACCAAACAGACACTGAACCTGCAATAGTTAAATTCACTTCGGGAGATACTTATTTATTCCAAAGGAATATGCCTATTACAGAAACTACTTATTCAAGTGAATTTGTAGAGTCTAATTATGTTAATGATTTTGTTGATAGAAGTTTTATAACAACTGATGCAGGGCGACCTAATATTGTTAATATGGATATTAAACAATTAAGACGACCTACAACGATTTATTATAGTGATAGATTTATACCTGAAACTTCAATCAATGGCTTAAATAGTTTCTTTGATGTTAACTTTGAGCAATACGATAGAGTTTATGGTAGTATTCAAAGATTACATTCATTTAATAAAAGATTAGATTGTTACCAGGAATTAAAAGTAGGAAGTATCTTAGTGGAGGAGAATGTTATATTTGACCAATTTGGACAGGGTACTGTTGCTGCTAGTGAGAAGGTACTATCTAAAATTGTGTATTATACAGGAGAATATGGAATAGCGTTAAACCCTGAAAGTTTCTGTTACAATGGTAATCAAAGATACTTTGTAGATTATAAACGTGGGGCGGTATGTAGGTTAAGTAATGATGGTATTACTTTACTATCCGATATAAAAATGAAAGAGTTTTTTGAGGATAAGTTTGGGCAATACTTAGCAAGTGAAATAGTGCCTACAATCTTTACTTCATTTGATACAGCTTATGAGGAATTAGTAGTTGCTTTTGGTGAATTAACTAGGGAATTATTTATACCTCCAGTAGTGGGTAATATAAGTTTCGGTACTGTATCAGTTGAAACAATGTTAGTTCCTGAAAGTACGGATATTTTATTTACAACTGAAACGTTGAATAATGTTTCTGGATTTGAAACAGAAACTACTATTGAACGAAATGTTGAAACAGGAGTCTACACAATTAGTACAAGTCCTATCCTACCTAAATACGAAAGAAAGCAAGAGATAAATATTAAACCAATTACTTTAGCGTTTAGTGAAACAACAAAGCATTGGACAACTTATTATTCATATACGCCTGAATACTTATGTTCAATAGGTTTAACTTTAGCTTCATTTAATAGGGGTGCTTTATTTTTACATGACCAAAACGAAAATCATTCAACATTCTATGGTATAAATAATCAATCAGAATTATGGATACCTTTTAATGCGGAAAGGGATAAAAATAAAATTGCTAAGTCAATAGCATTACATACTACTACTCCATTTGATGTAATTATAGAAACTAGAAATGGGCAGGAAACTACTAATGATGTTTACGACTTCTTAGAGGAAGATATAGATAACTTAGTGTTTGATGGTAAGGAGCATATTTACTATTCGCAAGTTTGGAGGGATGTAAATACTGTAAATGAGGAGTTTCCTAAAATCAATGGTGATGCAATGAGGGATAGAAGTTTCTTAGTTAAGTTAATTACTAACTCAAAACTAAAAGAAGTGGTATATCAAGTAGGGTTAAACTACGCACCATCTGAAAGAAATTTAAGATAATGAATATATTTATCAGTATATTATCTAGTTATGGATTAGCTATGATAATAACAAAGAGTTACATTTTAAAGGGATTTAGGGAGTATCTAACTTTAAAAAGTGCTAAGTTAGGGGTAATGATAAGTTGTCCACAATGTATTGGTTTATATTGTGGGATTTTATTATCTTTGTTTTTGAGTTATGATATACAACAAATTGTGTGTGTATCTTTAGCGACAAGTGGAATATGTTACACAATTAATAAGATATAAATGGATCCGATAACATTAGGCTTAGTAACAGGAATACCAGCAGCAGTAAAAAGCGGTACTGGTATTTTGCAGTTTTTAGAGGGTAGAAGAAAAGCGAGAGCTGAAAGACCAATGAGAGAAATCCCAGAGGAGGTACAGCAAAACTTAACCCAAGCTAAAACACAAGCATTGGAAGGTATGCCAGAGGCTACTAGGAATATGTATTTACAACAAATGCAACGCCAAGAGCAAAATGCGTTAAGACAGTTAGGAGATAGAAAGGCAGGAATTGCAGGAGTACCTTATGTGTATCAACAACAACAAGATGCGTTAAATCAGTTAGCTTCAACCGATGCTAATATGAGGTTAAACAATTTGCAGAACCTACAAGCTAACAGAGCTGAAATGGGTAGGCAGAGAGATATGAATTTCCAATTAAATGAGTTTGAGCCTTTCTTAAATCAAATGAGAATGGCAGAAGGATTAATTGGTGCAGGTATGCAGAATGTGATGGGTGGATTAACTGATAGTTCTAAAATGTTACTTGATTACGATATGTATGATAGGTATATGGGCGGTAAAGGTGTTAATTTTAACTTGCCAAACAATAACACTAACAAAACTTCTGGTAGCAATACTAATTTTACTTTTACTAATCCATACATAAATCAAAGCAATAATATTAATACTTCTCAACAAGGTGGATTACCTGATATGCTAGAAGCACAAGATGATTATTCTTCTTTAGGTGGTATTGTACCTCCTTTTAGTGGTGGTTTTAATTGGTTAAATAATGGATAGTAGTTTTGATTCAATGCAAGGCGATTCACTAGGTTTATCGCAAGGGCAAGGTAGAGGTTTAGCACAAGTTTTTGATAGTACGTATAACCCTGTATTTAAGGAAGATTTAATTAGAAATATAAAATCT